TTTGAAGATGCAAATGAAGTCCGGGCTTTCCGTCGATCAGTCGCCGGAAGCAGATTTCACGCTTCGTCGGATCGCGATCAAGTTCATCGATGACTTCGTTAGCTTCCCGGTACGTGACCATTCCAGCCGTTTTGTCGTACAGCAACTTAGCGATTGTCAGTAGCGCCATGAGTGCGTCAGGTGCGTAGTCACCTGAGAGCAGCCCCACAGACACTTCATTGTGGATCCAGTCGTTGATCACACGCGCTAGTTCCGGTGCCTCGGGAAAGATCTGTGCCGCGGTTGGATGATCGGATTGGTGCCGTAACACATCAAGACGTGCATACGTCGCATCAAGACGTGCATACGTCGATTCAATTTCGGTCGCGGTGACGTCGATGATCAATGCCTCGTCGAAATAACGCCACAAAGTAGCGATGGCCAGCAACGTCCCAGTGACGCGGGTGCCGGACGTCCACTTTGAGATAGATCGTTGCAGATAGTCTTCCAGCTCGGGCCGTTGTTGGAGTAGTCGGATGCTGAAAGGCTGAAACTGCGACGGATCGTTGGCGAACGTCTCGTAGATACCATCGACAGCTTCATAACTAATCTTGCGTTTGACGCGGGGAATCGCGAGACCTTCCATCTCCAACGCACGTATGACCGCTGCAACTTCTCGTAGGACTTCCGCGCACACAGTCACGTCAACGTGTCCGCGTTCACTGTAATGCCAGATCCACACGGCAATCATTGTTGCTAAGTGCGGCTGCGCGGAAATGAGAACGTCCGCTACCCGTGCCAGTGTTGTGGCATCGGTCGGACGTGCAAGTTTGTGCTCGACGATGAGCTGATCGACTTTCTCTAGTGCGTTACGTAGTGTTTTAGCACTGATGGTACGGGTTACATCTGGATCGATAGCAGCCCACCCCAATGAAGCTACAAGCATTGCTACTGCCGCAACATCCTCACCGCAGCGTTGGGTCATAACAGTGATGAGAGCGCGAAACGGTTCTTGCGTACGTTTCAAGCGATCGGCGAACGCGGCGAGCTTTTTTGGATCATGGAGATCACTGAAAACTCTTTCGACGGTCGCTGCAGAAATAATCGCCATGTATCCTCGGATCTTTTCAGGTACTGTGCGACAAGTCAAGAGTGATTTGTGCAGTGTTCACGTCGGCCCCATCGGCATCCGCTAACAACGGCAAAAGGTGCTGTTGCTTCTGCGCAAAATTCGATCAAGTAGCAACATGCATTTCCTTCATCGTGCTTTCTTGGGTGTGAGCCGTCCACGACGTTGTCGGTACGTCTTGATGGACTTGACTGCCGCGTCGCTCGTTGCAGCGTCGTCGAGGACTTTGAGCACCTGTGCGCTCACCGAGCGTTGCTCAGCTTGAGCCCACCGCCCAAGCGCCTCACGCAATTTGCCGGGCAATCGGATCGTGAGTCGCGCGTCCTGTTGCATGACGCGATGGTTCTTGGGCACGCATGAAGTGTGCGTCAATTCATACAGAAACGCAACGCTGGGTCACGACGCCGTATCCAGAAATGACTCGATCCACAGCGAGAGCGGAACGCCCTCCGTCGGATCGCAGGTGTAGAAGTCCTTCTGAGCTTTGTCCTTGCTATCGTACTTCCGCTCTACACCCCAACGGGCCGGTTCGTACGGCATCACGATGGTGCCGTCGTCAAAGCGTAGAATGTAGAAGTCGACCGGCGTGCGATCAGCTTTGATCACTTCATCAACGAACGGCCGAGAGCCGAAGTGTTGGAACACGCTCAGCCACGTGTGCCGGTGCTTGTACTGACAACGGTACCCTTCGACGTCGAGGTCGATGTCGTGCGCGTAGTCGCTGATAGCGTCCATCGAAGTGCGAAACCCGCGAGACTTTGCTTGCGCGCTCAGCCCGCAATTGCGCAAGAAGGCTGCGAACGCTTCTTCTTGTCGATGTGCACGTTCAACGGCAACCTGGAAAACCTCAGTGGACTTCATGTCGTCGTCCCCATCAGCGCACCGTAGTTGAACTTCGAACCCAGCGCCTGCTGCACCGTCGTCATCTCTTCCGAGAGCCGGAACAGTCGCTGGTTGTAGAGGTAGACGTACTTCGGAACCGCGATCTTGCCCTCGACGAACTGTCGACCGACCTCGGTGATGCGGTAGCGCCCGACGCGATCGCTACCGTCGCTGCGTTCACCCTTGGCGCGTTCGAGCAAGCCCCAATAACGCAACTTGACGACATCGCCGCCCGCGATTGTCGAGTCGCGCTTGACCTTGACGAGGAACGCCGCGACGTGCAGCCACGTATGGTGCGGGTTGAGCTTGAAGTGCTGATAGATCAGCACGAGCGCGAGGGCCATCGTGCCGTTGATGGGCCGTTTGTAGAGCTTGCAGAGCTGTCCGCATGCCGGACAGGTCACGCCTTCGCGCAGGTTCGTCTGCACGAAGGACTTCGCAGCTTCAAGGTCATGGCCGGTAAAGGCCGTGTGCACGTGCTCGATCTCGTCGTCGTCGGCGGTATCCATGGTTCACCCTAGGTGGTAGCTCCAGCCCTCGATCGCCATCAACAGCGTCGTTGGATCACGACACTCCGACGGCGTCTGCTCGTCGTAGCCCCGAAACAACAAACGCAAGTACGAGTTGGGCGGGAAAGGCCAGAAGCACGGCATCGGCTCTTCGAGCAACACGCCCAACGGGCCTTCATGCAAGATGCGCTGACTACCTTGGTCGCGGATGTCCAACCTGACCCGCTGTAACGCGGGTCGGTACGGCACCGCGCGCACCCAGATCGTCGTGACGAGCCACCACTGATCTTGCGAGACCGCGTGTGTCCATTCAGGGCGCGTCGACGGCAGCTCCAGCATGTCGGTCTTGTTGAGCGATCGTAGTCGGTGCGGATCGAACTGGCCGCGGTGCGGCACGATCGCGCGCAGCAGCTCGTACGGCACCGAGAACGGCGTCACGCGATGCTGCGGTCGGATCCGATCCATCTCGCGCACGGGCAACGGCTTCTCGCCGGTCAGCGCCTGCACGGCGAAGTCGCGCAGCGCTTCGATCGACCGCGACGGACCGACGGCTGATTGGAGTACCGCTTCGGCCGCCTCGACGAACTTCATGTCACTGTCGTAGACCTTCGCGATCAACAGCGTCGTGTCGAGCTGGTTGAAGTCGTGGATGAACTTGAGCAGGTCGACGACGACGCGCCGACGATCATCGAGGCTTTGTCCCGCTCGCGCGACCCTCATGACGTCTTCTCGACAGTCAGTATCGCTGCTTGCGTGAGCGCGTCTACAAGACCCAGGTGAAGCTCGTGGTTGCAGTTGTTGCACTCGCGGGCGTGTTTCCAATCGACCTCGACGTCACGGAACGCTTCCTCGACGAGCTTGCGGCCGAGTGGCGAGTGCAAGAATGCATCGATGGCTTCCTCTGTATCAAGTTCGTCGCGCGCGTTCAGGTGCACGCCGTAGCAAAGCTCGGCGCAGAACAGGCGCTGGCAAATAGGGCAGCGAATGCTGTCGACGCTCTCATGACAGAGCGCACAGACATCTTCGATGATTACGCCACCGCCGTCGGGCAGCTCCAAACGAACACGCGTCGGTTGTTTCAAAGTCATGATCGGTTCCGTAAGTACACTCGACAGGCGGCTACGCGGGCGTCAGTTCGCAAGCGTCGAAACTCAACGATGGCCTTCCAAAAATGGAACGGCGTTTGATCGTTCGGCAATGCCTCACAGCTCATTGCACCCGTCATCTGGGGGGCGTCGAGGTTGGTGTACTGGTCGCGCACCCACGTGAACAGCGCTTCACGGCGTTTCTGTTTCGCGGTCTTTCTCATGATGCTGCTCCAGTCATGAGGGCGCCACGGAACTCGTTCGGGTTGATGCGAATGACCTCACGTCCGAGGCGGTGCGCGCACAGGACCGTCGATGCTGTGCCGCCAGGTGACCCGTCAAACACTGCCAACAAGACGTTCGAATGCTCGCAGAGCCATTCATTCCTGGCAAGCATCTTCCAGCGCTCGTAGCCGCCCGGACAGACGATCTCGATGTCGTACGCCTGCGCCAACAGCTCGCGGTAGCGCTCACGTGACTGCAGGGGCCACTGCCGTTCCTGGCCGATGAACGGTACTGCTGCGATGAATGGGACGCCCAGCTCGATGCAGATTTCACAGAAGTCCTGATCGACTCCGAGCGCCATACCGCTAATCGCGTAGAACGGTTTGAACGGCTTACGCAGACGCAGCTGTTCGCGCAGCCTGGCCTTGACCCAAGCCCGTAGCGGGTTCTCTGGCGCGTAGCCCGAGAACTGGGCTGTTCCGAGTTTTTCAGGACGATGCCCCGTGATGGCTACGATCATGACTGTCTCCGTTGCAGCAACCACGGTCTTCCACGTGCTGCTTCGCTCTTGGTACGCATCTGAATCCCGCACTGACGAAGGCCAGTGATCACCGTGGTCCGCGAGACGCCCAACGCGCGTGCAACTGCCGGAATCGAGAGGCGCTCCACTTCATATAGTCGATGCATGACGTTGAAGTCGCGGACCAAGGCGCGTGGTGAACCTGCGACGATCGACTTCCGGCAGGAATTCTCAGCACCGTTACGGGCGCGGCCGAACAGTGGCTCGCCGGAAGCGTTCAGGATGTACGCGACGCCGGTCTTGCTAATGCGTGTTGCACCAGCGACGCGCCGAACACTTTTCAGCCGACGGTACGCAGCAACCACTTCCGGCCAGCGCGAATGATCAAAGGTCCCCGACGGATGTTTGAAGCCCGTTGTGCCTTCGCCGCCGTTTGTCGTGTTCGTTAACATACAACCCGCCGCACGGTAGCGGGCAATCAAGCGAACTTCCATTTCGGGCGCGGCACCAGTCGAAACGCGGTTGATCGCCTGGATAGTCGGTCGCAGACCTAACCGTTTCAGTTTCCTGATCCAGTTGGCGCGGTACGACTTGTCGCTGTCGTTGGGGCAACAGTGCTCCGTGAGACGTCTTTCCAATGTCCGCGTAGTCCATCCGACGTACCGAATCGCACCGCCACGCGGGTCAATGAGCACGTAAAGCCAAGCTGCAACGATCATGGTGACGTCCTCACGAGGATCACGTTCGGGCAGCGCACGTGCTCGAACGTTCGACCGCAGCCGCACGCGAGCAGGGCACCACACATACAGAACGTGCGCTGCCACGTGCATTTCAAGCAACCGCCCGAGGTCGTGTTGTACTCGCCGCAACACGGGCAAGTTGCCGACGTTGAAATCGTCATCGCGCCATCCTCGTCGTCATCATGTCAGCCATGTCATCGCGGCCGATTACGCGCATGAGCAACTCGGCCGTGAACGCGGCCGCACGAGCTTCACAGGCTGCTTCGACGGCAAGCCGCGAGTTCTCGTCGGCGATCTCCATGAACTTGATCACGTGGCGCTCTGAGGGGTGATTGAACAGAATCTGTGCTTCACGCTGATCGAGGTCCACCGCCACCGCGAACTTGCCCCACTCGTTGTGGACGAAACGTTTGCCGTCTCGCAGCATCTCGCCGCCAGACCACCAGTTCTTGATGGAGCCGTCGGGACAAAGCCAGCTGAAGCGAAGCTCGCCGCTCACTTCTTTGCCCGCCTCCGACGCACGACACGCTTGCGCGGCGACGCGCGCACGCCGATCACCGATGCGCTGCTGAACCCCAGCGCCGTTGCGCGCGCGAACGCCGTCGAGACGGGGCAGTCCAGGTAGCACGTGCACTTGCAGTTCGCGGCCCAGATGGTTGCTGCGTCGCCCGTTTCGTCTGCGGCACGGATGAACGCGAGGCCGGGATCGCCGTTGTCGTTGACCCAGCGACCGTCTTCACGGAGTCGCAGCGTCTTGGTGTGAGCCTTCGGTGGCCGGCACCGGGCGTGTTTCATGCGAGCTGCGTGCTTCACGGTTGCCCTTTCAAGAGCAGTTCAATCGGGTCGAAACGGCAGGTTGCCACAGCAGCCCGTAAACCCGTTCCGAGGTTGGCAAGGACATGTTCGGTGATGAAACGCTCACGTGTGATGAACCCGGGGATCTTCACCTGACCTGGTGTGCGATGAAGAACGTAGGCCATGATGCCAACGTCTGCAGTGAACTCCATCGGGTCAGTACCCTCCAACGAATACCAGTAGGGACGATTCGGGTTTGTATGAACTTCGATGGCTTTGATCTGTACCGTCTTGCCGTCTGGCAACATCATGTCGTGGCCTCCGTCCAACTGCAGCCCCTTCAAGCGTAGGCCGCACGCATCGAGACTTAATCCAAACAGCTTCGCGACGGCGTACTCGCCTGTGAGGCCGATGCGATCCGTTTCGATTTGACTGCGTGTCAGGTCACGTCGTGTTTTGTTGTACAAGTTTGGAAGGAAACCGGGACGTTCGTGAGCTACACGGCGAATATCGGCAATCTCTTCGGACGTCAGTGCAACGATCAAGTCGCTTGGGAGCTTCACGGCAGGATCGATCTCAGCTCGGTGTAGATCATGCGCACAGCTCCATGACGCGCTCGGGGACTTCGACGGGAGGTTCCTCACCAAGCCACGTCAGGTCGTAAATGCGCAAGCCGTGCTCCATAGCTGACTCCAGCTCGTGTGCCATGCCGGTCGAGACGCGGCCACCGACCATCCAAAACTCATCGCAGCGGACCAGTACGAAGCCGTTCATCTTCATGCCGTGCGCACGGTGTTCGGGGTTGAGATCATCGAAGACCTCGCAAGTGATCAGCCAGTCCGCGATCACGGCGACGTTCGGAAAGTGATCGTAAATCCAACGCACCCAGCGCTTCGCCTTCGCGATGTTGGCGGCGACGCCCTCTTTCGTCGTCGCCCCGAGGGGATGGGCCAAGTAAATCACACGCATCTGAGGTTCAATCTGCATTTGTTATCCACACTTTTTGGGCGTGCGCCCACGTTTCGGTTTCACTTCAGTCGCGTCAGCCCAATCCGTGGGCGACACCGTCTGCGCTTTCCACAGCGCCTCTGTAGGATCTTGCAGCTCGCGATAGCACTGCTGGTAGAGCGCCTCGACCATGCGTCCTGCCGGCGACATGTCCGGCGCCGGGATCTTGTAACGCCAGGGGTATGACGCGTCGGAGACGTTGTACTCAGCCGACTCGATCTTGTGCATCAGCTCGTTCTCAGACCACGACGGGATGCACATCGGGTTGTAGACGTGCCACAGCAACTCGAACGCTGCGTCAGGTGTCAGGCAGTAACCACGGATCAGCAGACACGTGGCACGTAGGCACGATGTCGAGCCGTTTCGACCCTGAATCGCTGGGTCGGCTTCCTTGAGGAGCGCCACCTTCGCGAGACGTATGCGCTTCGTGAGTGGATGACCGTCACGCTCCAGCACGGCTTCTTCGGGACGCTCTGCGCTCGCCGCTACTTTCTGACGTGCACGTGCTGACGTCGCGAGCTTGAACAGTGCCGTAGGCATTTCAGCAACGGGCACGGTCGTGTCCACCCAACGGTATGTCGCGCCCGACGGATGTGTAGAAGGATCGACAACAATAAGCCCACCTTCCGATCTGAAGTCTAATCCAGGTGCGGCACGGACACGGTTCCGAATCCGGTCCACGTGAAGTGGATCGACTTGAAAGATCCGGTGCTCGCCACCTTCAGCGCGTCCGGTCGTTTGGCTGAGTGTTAGCGGCAACGCCCCGTACAGCTGTTCGAACGTTGCGAGGCTCTCGCGGCCGACTTCACCGTCGATGTCGAGACAGACCAACCCTGCTATGCCACCCATGAGTAGTCCTACGTTTGCACGCGGCCACACGCGCCACCACGTCGCGACCAACTCGATGTCTGTTGATGCAGTCTCGCGCCAGTTGTTAATCATCGGGTGTTTGCCCGGTGTATGGCAGCCTTCACGCTTCCAACAGCCGCAGATGGGCGTTTCCCCGTACTCGCGGACGTGATGCAACGGAATTACACGCCATCCCCGACGGGCGTATGTAACAGCTGCGTCTGCGAGTGAATTGCTACTCATCAATTTTCCTGCGCTGCTGAAGTGCAGCGCTAATTTTTGCACGGTGACCCGACGTAGTACTTCTCCATGAACTTGCCTGAACCTGTGCTCTTCACTTTCTCCAAGTGAACATCGACGCTCTCAGCGCTACGCGAGTACAGCGCCTGCAGCATGGCCAGGTCTTCGGGGTTCAGGTCATCGACGATGCGGAGCTTCACGGCGTCCCCTTTTGGAGTTGTTCGAAGATGATGCGTCCGGGGTGTCACGTTCATACGGACCTCAGTTCGAGGACGGCGTGATCTCAGCGATCGTGACATCGCCGGCTCCTCGACCTTGGTCTCCCACTTTCGCGCAGCGGTCACGTGACGGGGCCCTCGCGCCCGACGAGCATCGCCCACGCGATCGCGACCCACTGCTGGCAGAACGCGGCATAGAGCGCATCCGCCACCCGACCGTGCCATCCGTCATGTTGCGCCAGCCTGAGCCCCTGGGGTAGCTCGGCCGTGACGCTCGGGATCTTGTGGTTAACCCACGCGACGAGCCCGCCGCGCTTGCAGTCCGGACAGGTCACGGCCGACGGATCGCGCGTGGTTCCGTTGGCAGGCGCATCGACGCGGCACACGGGCCACGCTTGTCGATCGAGCGGACGATCGCGAGCCCCGTGGATCTGGTTCGGCATAATGAGGTGCATCGCGTGTGGGACCGGCGGGGACGCGACGATCGGGACGATGGGAGCGGCCATGTCGAGCGCATCCAGGTCGGTCCACTTCTTCACGAGCGTTCCTCGACGTACTTGCTCCAGCGGGAGACGGCGCCTTGGCGGTCCCGCGCGCGCGGCTCGTGGTCTTCAAGCGCGTCATGTTCACGAACGCGGCCGGCGCCGTCGAGTTCGAAAATGAACGCGCGAGGTTCTTCGAGCAGTGTGGTGCGCCCGAGATAGGAGCGGTCCATCGAATCGGGCGACATCCGCGCGTTGAGGGCTGTCAACAGATCGTTCAAGGGTTGGACGCGTCGCGCCGTCAGCTTTTTGCTCTTGCCGTGACAGTCGATGAGGATTGGCATCGGGCCGTATCCGTAATCCGCATGCGGCACTTGATCATTCCAACCGGAATGCACGAGTACCGTCACCTTCGGCGGTGAACCTTCGAGGACGATCGCCCAAAAGGCGGTGTGACCGTAGGCACCGTGAATCGGCGTACAGTAAATCAGACGGCCCGACGCTTCCCATTCACTGTGGGGATCGAGCACGCGTTCGATAGCGCGTCGTAGGGTAAGCAGCTCGGCCGTGGATGCAATTGCGGTTGTGGGTGTCATCACTTGAAGCTCCGTGTCGTTGAAAAGTTCATCGGCTTCACGGCGTCGCGCGCCGCGTAGTAGTTCTCGATGTACTCGACGATGATCATTCCGTGACACGGACCAGTACACCAACAGCCCAAGCGCTTGCCCCGCAGGTCCAGCACACGGCGCTTGAACTCTGCATCCTGCTCGACGCGCTTGTAGAAGTAGATCCGGTACAGCGCCAGCACGGCACTGCGATCGTTGGTCTGATCACGGTGGTACGGGTTCCCGAACGGTCCCGACCGATCGATCGCGACGTCGTACGGGTTGGTCCGCATGTTGACGACGGTGGTGTCGATGATCGCCACTACTGCGCCTGCCTTGCGCGCTTGGCAGCTTCCTGTTCAAGCGCAGGGATCAACGCCGTCACGATCCAGAGCGCGACGTCACGTAGCCACGGCATCCGGGTCATGGCTTTGCGACCTGCGCAGCACGTTCCGCCTGCGCCTCGAAGAGCTGCTTGACGTCACCGCCAGGGCCGACGACGCCGATGTAGTTCTCGACGACCGTCGCATCACAGACATCGCCGCCAAGGGCGCAGATCGGATGGACATTGTCGCCGGGTACCCACAACCAGCACGCGACAGGCTCTGTGAAGAAGCCTTCGGCGTAGTCGATTGATTCGAACACCGCCAACCAGCCCGGTTGGCACGTCACTAGATTGCTCATGTTGTCGCTCCCCTAGAGAAAGAAAAATCTACGTGCGTCGGAACGTGTACAGCATCGTGTTGCCCGGACCTTGTCGCCGTTCGATCTCGAAGTGATGTGCCAAGGCCCCGCCAGCTTCGCGGAGCCGTGCTGCCAATCCCTTCGGAGACTTGAAGAACATCGCGTTGTTCTGCGCCTTCGCAATCGCCGCCAACTCGCGGTGAAAGTCTGCGATGCGCATCTCGCGGCCAACGTTCGTCGTGATCTCAAGCCACTTGTCGATGAGTTCGATCATGGGATCGCCCTCGGTCACCAGCGAATCGCGCTCGGCCTGCATCGCTCCGAGCATTTCCTCGATCGCCTCGGGTGTCCAATCACCGGGCGGCCCTGCAGGCTGGTTCAGCACGCGACCGATCAGGTGCGCCAGGTGAGCAAAGTCAGCCATACGGTACTTCGACGTCGTCATTGGCTGCGGTCGACGCAGCTCGCAGACAATCTCGTTGAGCCAGTAGAGCCATTCGCCTTGCAGCTCCGGGCGCCAATAGGTTGCCTGCTCGAACAACTGGTTGGCCGGCGTGTAGCCCGACTTCTGGGCACGACGTTCGAGGCGCAGGATCAAGCAGCGGTCAGCAACCTGACCTTGGCGGAACGTCTGTGGGTTGTTCGTCGTGATCGCGAGGAACGCCTCGGGCTTGATCACGTGCTCGGTGTCGTCGCTGAATAGCTTGCGGCGCGACCACTTGCCGCCCGTGACGTACGTGCACAGCGTGTCGCGTAGCCACTCGACGGGATCGTTGACGTCGTCGATGATCGCGATTGGCGACCGCAGGATCTTCACGCCGAAGTCTGGGTCCTCTTTCTTGGGGACGGTCAACGGTGTGTACTTGCCGTGCAGGGTCATCGCGATGCGCTGCAACGCGAACGTGTTGTGCGTGATCGTGAAGTCCCCGAGGAGGAACCGTCCGTCACCGTCGATGGTGAACCCGTAGTAGTTGCCCATACGTTCGGGTTCGGGTTCGATCGTGAACCCGGTGTGCAGGACATCCTTGATCTGCTGTCGCGGTGCAGTTTGTCGTCGCGGAACCTTGCAGGGAATCTGATTGACGTGACCCGAGATCGTCACGCGGTAGTACAAACCCTCAAAGTTAAGCGACTTGATCGTCGCGGTTTTCTTGCTGCAGTACGCAGCGAAGCCGAGGCTCCGCGCCAAATACAACAGGTCTTCTGCGAGGCCTTCGTACTTGGTGGTGATCTCGTAAAAACCGTGCTCCAGGTAACCGTCAGTGTCGAGCAGCCCAGCGAGCAGCTCCAGGCGCTTGTGGCGATCGTTCGTTAGGTACAGCGCCGGGATCCGCTTCTCATCGTCGACGACGCAGGTCGCGAGGTACTGCCACAGAACGTTGGGGGTGCGACCACCCGTCTGTTTACCTGTCAACGAAATCGTGTAGCTGTTGTTGCGCGGCGTCTCGACGATCTTCGCCGTGAGGCCATAACGTGGCGCAACAGTCGTACAGTACGCATGGATCTCGGGCTCGCAGTTGGTGATCTGTGGCCCGGTCTTGGTGCCGTCACCTAGCCACAGGCCTAGCAAGTACGGTTCGACGGGAACTTTCTGCGACGGAAACTCGACGCCCGTGCGCAGTTGCTTCGTCTTGGCGCGATACGTGTCGTGATGCGCGAGGTAGTCACGTACCGTGATTTCCTCGACGCGGTAGCCCTCACGGTGGTGGGTGCCTACCACAAGGATGTGATCCTCGTTGCACACCCACGAGTCACCCTTCACGGGCGTGACGCGGAAGAGCTTGCCACGTCCACGCGTGACGCTGTTGACTTGCCGGGGCTTCGAGTCCGGGCCCATGAGCTGCTCGCCGACGACGACGTCTTCGACGGGCTTGACGGTCCCGTCAAACATGAGCACGGGCGTGCCACGACCTAGGCATTTGCCAGATCCCATCTCACCTTCTACTAACAGTAGCGGCTTCGTCGGCATCAGGTCCGGGAATGCCACCGCGAACATCCAGATCCCCAGGCAGGTCTTCTGGATGTCAGGTGACATGCCGCCCTCACGCGTCGGGACGTATTGTAAGTCGTCGATCAGGCGCTTGAACAGCTCGTGGTGGTTGCCGACCTCGGGGCCAGTCTTTTGCGGAACGTCGCAGTTGTAGCCGCCGTCGTCGTCGAGGAACACCGCTGGACCGTAGCCGTTTGCGCGGATCGTGATCTCATCGCCGTCGATCTCGTAGCAGGTGCCGTCGTACCGCGAGATGTAGAGCTTCCGCCCACCGCGATCCCAGAACGAGAATCGGCGCACTTCACGATGCAGTCCTTCTGCGATCGTCAAGTTCTTGAGCGACGCGATCAGGTGCTTCGTGAGCTGCTCGGTAGAGTTGAGCCCGTAAGCCTGCAACATGTACCCGCAGAACTCCGGATCGCGCTCGTCGATGCGATAGAGCTTGCAAGCGCGACCCTCCAGTAGATAGGCGCGTTTGTCAGGCGTCCGTAGGAACGCACCGTGGACTGTCTTGCGGTTCTCCTGCGTCGCGATGAAGTTGTGCAGGATCCGGCGCTTCTGATCGTCGTTGTACTTCTTGTGATAGCGGATCACCCAGACTTGCTGGCGGGTGAAGGCGTGCGGATCGCTGCCGCCACTACCGCCACCACCGCCACTACCGCCACCTGGAACGCCGGCATTGATGCTAGCGCTGGGCGCCCCTCCCGGTGAACCGGCCGTACCTGACGTGTTTGCGGCGCTTGGCGTGCTGGCGTTGGTACCCGGGAACGGGATGATGTTGTTGTTGGACGCCATCCCCTACCCTAACCCGCCGCCAGTTGCTGTCGCTTCCGGAGCGCGGCTGCCACTTCAGCGCGTTCGAATACGGTCCGGCCGAGGACGCGTTTGCCGGTCAACATCCCGGAGCTGCGCCAGCGCCAGATGGTTGCCACGGACACGTCCAGAAACGTTGCAGCTTGCTCAGCGGTCAGCAAGTCGCTGATGCGCTTGGTGCGACTCACGGAACTCATGCGGGTCTGTTGCTGATACACGTTCGAAATTCATGCGTCAAGATTTGGAACGGCGCGGGCACGCCAAAACGGGATCTCTCGTCGAGGAATACTCGACGATCACGCGGGTCACGATCGCAATTCACAAGCTGTCCACAGACTGTGAAAAACTTCTGTGGAAAATTTTTCCAGCGCTCCCGGGATCGCTCCACGCAGTTACGTGATCGAACGTGAACAAACTTGACAGGTCGTGTTGGCCCACTTAGCGTGCGAATCGAGCTGAGCGGTTTCTGTTTCTAGGGGCTGAAAATGAGAGCGATGACGGCGCCACGGGCTGAGCTAGCCCTAACGCCACACCCAAAACGACGCGATTGGTACGCGATCCCTCCGGCATGGACGCCGGAGGTTTCGCCTGCCCCGTCGGTGCAACTCGACCCGCGGTTCGGACCGCTGGTGCACCGCTCCCATCTGCCGTTGCTTGCGAAGCTCCATCCCGAGGTCGAGCTTTTTTTGTCCCAGCAAGGATCGCGGATGGGACTGGAAAGTGATCGCAACAGCGATCGCGACGCCTTCGACACGACGACGGAGCCCAACGGTTGGAAACTCCGGGACTATCAGCATACCGGCCGTGAGTTCATCCGCGCACGCCGTGGCATTTTGCTTGCGGATCAAATGCGGTTAGGGAAAACGAGCCAAATTGTCTCGTCGCACGATCCGAACGATGGTCCACTGATTGTCGTCGCGCCGCTCGCGACCCGCGAGGTCTGGCTCGGGTGGTTTCGTCGACGGTGGCCGGACGTTCGGCCGACCGTGCTGCAAGGCAAGTACGTCGCGTACGTCGACCCGAAGAAGGCGCCCAAGCGCAAGCGGGAGCGCAACTACGACCTGCTCGAAGGCGAGTTCTTCGACGAGAGCGCACTCAAGAACGCGCAGCTCGTGTTCATGAACTACGACATCCTTGCCGGCTGGAAGAACTTTGGCAACCGCCGCGTCGGCACGCTGGTCTTCGACGAGATCCATCTCCTCTCGAACAAAAGCTCACGGCGCAGCAAGGCCGCCATGTTCCTCGCAGCGCAAGCCGAACGCGTCATCGGCGCGACCGGCACACCGCTGTGGAACAAACCCGCTGGCTTGTTCACGACGTTGTCGTGCCTCAGCCCCGGCGCGTGGGGCAAGTACTTCGAGTACGCGAGCCGCTACGCGAACGGCCGCATGGGTCCACATGGGTTCGTTGCTGACGGCGCCTCGAACGAAGAAGAATTCCGCGTGCGCATGCAAGAGATCATGCTGCGCCGCACCTGGCAGAGCGTGCTCGGTGAAGTGCCCGTCATCGAGCGCACGGTCGAGGTCGTTCAGATCACCGAACGCCAGTCGTTCAAGGTCGAGAAGGAAGCCGAACGCGTCCGTGACCACGCGGTACGCAGCACCGCCATCGGCGCGATGGCGCGCTTCCGGCGCCTGCTCGCGCAGCTCAAGCTAGACGGCGCTATCGACGTCGCCAAGCGTGTCCTCGACGGCGGTGAACGTGTCATCGTCTGGACCTGGCACCGCGACATCGCGATCAAGATCGAAGAGGCCCTTGCGAAGCAGGGCTTTCCCGGCTTCGTCGTCACGGGCAGCACCAACCCTGACATTCGCGGTGAGATCTTCGATCGGTGGCGTGCGCATCCTGCAGCGCCGCTTTGCATCACACTGTCCGTCGGTCAGGTTGGGATCGATCTGAGCGCTGCGCGGCAGGAGATCTTCGCGGAGCTGGACTACACCCCGTCGATCGTTGCGCAGGCCGAGATGCGGCCGTTCAACGGCAAGCAACCGATCGCCGCAACGTACGTGATCATCGATCACGAGATTGAACGGAAGATCCTCGAAGCGTTGCAGACCAAGTGTGACTTCGCATTGCGTCTCGGGATCCCAGCGGCTGAGAGCGCGATCGAGGTCATCGCCAGCGGCTTCACGGGTGTTGGTGGCGGGCTGGGAACTGCCGATGACTTCGCAGCACTCGCGAACGCCGTACTTACCGATCATCCCGACGAGGATGAAGGCGACAACGACTATCACGGAACAATGTGGACCCTCGACATGGAGTCGGAATGACCAAAGCACCCAACGGCACCAACGGCAACGGCACGCGTGAGCTGACCGACGCTGATGACCTCGACCCCAACAAGGGTCCGAACATGATCGTCCCACCGCCGCTCGATCCCAACCGCATCAGCATGTTCATGGATTCGACCGTCAAGCGGCTCGATGACATCTTGTTGACGACCTTCGACGCTCACGGCATGGAGCGCATGGGTGGCGCCTCAGGACGCGGCTGGAGCAGCCATGCGACGTTCCAGCGCTGCCCGTACCTGTTCAAGCTCAGCTATCTCGATGGTCATCGTGGAGCGCCAGCACGCGCGCTCGAAACTGGGTCCGCGTTCCACACGTACCTCGCGCTCCACTATCTGTGGATGCTCAACGAGAACTTGACGCTCACGCCGCAGGTCGCCCGTGATGCGATGATGGACGGCGGCGGTGATGCTGTTGCGATCCTCGAAGCCTGGCGACTGTACGACGCCTACGCGAACAAGTACGAGAATGACTACCTCACGCCGATCGCGATGGAACAGTGGGCTCAGGATCCCGACGGCAACACGTGCCGTTTCGACTTGATCGCCGAGGTTCACGAGGCCGCTCCAGGCGTCGTGCCCGGCGTGTACATCGTCGAGCACAAGTCGGCTGCGCGGTTCACCGCAGACGTCCTCGACGGCTGGCGGAACGACGGTGAAATTCTCGGCCAGATCATGATCTGGAAGCGTGCCAAGCTCGACAAGAAGTACGGCAAGCTCCGCGGCACCATCGTCAACATCGTCGGCAAGCAGAAGACCGTCCAGTTCCATCGGACGATCGTTCCCGCGCAGAGATGGCACGTCCAGCAGCACATGGAGGACCTCAAGATGTGGTCCGCGCTGCAGCAGATGTACGCCGCGACCGGCGTGTGGCCGAAAGCTCGCGCGAACTGCGTGACCAAGTTCGGCATGTGCAGTTTTTTTGATCACTGCGCCGAGAATCAGAAACTCGTGCCTATTCGCAAGCGTGAGTGGGCACCGCAAACCAAACCGACGATCGCGGCCGCGACTGAATCGCAAGAGGGCCTTGCGGATGGTGCTGCGATCGGGCAAACGTCTCGCGCTGCTACGGCGTCAGATGACAACGTAACGACAACCGAAGAGAGCTAAGGAGCAACGCATGAGGGTTATCGACGTCAGCAAGCCCGGCAAAATCCAGCGTGTCACCGCGCTGTCTTACGGCATGTCCCGCGCGGGCAAGACGCGCTTCGCAGGCACGTGGCCCAGGCCGCTATTCCTATCCGACGCCACCGAGTCAGGCTGGACAACGCTCGGGAACATGGACCGCAACGCCTTGTTCGAGGTGGGACGCGCACCGATCGTATGGTCGATCGACAAAGCCGCCGACATGATGCAGGCTGTGCACGACGCAGAGCCGCTCGTCAAGCGCGGCGAAGTTCAGACTGTCGTCGTCGACTCGATCACGTTCTACGCGGACCTGTTCTTCAACACGCTCGATGCAACCGCAGGACATCGTGCTGACGCGCGCCAGCTCTACCAGAAGCTCGGTCAGCATCTGAAGAACCTCCGCGAGGTCATTCATCTGCTCGGCAGCAACGTCGTCTGGCTCGCGCTGGAGAAACCCCCAGGCGAAGACACGCCTGTCGGCGGTCCGATGCTCTCGGGTCAGAACGCGGCGAAGTTCCAGGCAGGCTGCGACTACGTCTTCTATCACCGCAGCTTCCAGGCGCAGCCGAACACTGCGCTCCAGTGGGAAATCCGGACGAAGAAGTACCAGAACTACCAAGCGGGTGGACGCGATGAAGGTCGCTTGTCTGATCCGCTCGGGTACGTGCAGGTCAACGAGGACGGCCAGGAGCTGTTCGTCCCCGATTGCACGTACCGCACGATGGCCGAGGCGTTGGGCATCTTGCCCACCGTCGCGGAAGCTGCTGCGGCAGCGGCTGCGCCCCCCGCAGCGAACGGCAAAGGCAGACCTTCAAGTCCGTCTGCGTCGTCAACCCCGTCTCAACCTGGACGGAGCACGCCCAGGTAACGAGAGTCTGTTCGAGTCACTGAAACTGCAACCACGAAAGAGAGAGCTACCATGGCCGATTTTGTCGACTACATCAGCATGAATCTGGGCGATCCCTCCATCACGGCGCACGATGGCCGTTCTCAGCGCATCGAGCCGGGAACGTACGACTTCGAGATCGACAAGGCAGTCTTCGATCAGTCCAAGAAGGGCAATCGGACGCTGCGTGTCACCGCGAAGGTCGCGACCGACGGCAGTGAGATGAAGGGACGCACCCTCACGGGTTCGTACGTCATCTCCGATGACGAGTTCGCTCGTCGTCGCATGAAGGCGCTCATCGAAGCGTCGGGCGCTGTGCTCGACGAGAAGGGCGGCTTCGCGCGCGAGTCGCTCGTGGGCCTGTACTTCACCGCCGACGTCATCATCGACACGTTCGATGACATCGACGCGAAGTCGGGTCTGCCGACCACGAAGGAGTTCACGAAGTGGAACGGTGAGCGTGCGTACGAGGGTATCGGCGCTGTCGCGACGGCACCGAAGCTGGCTGCACCAGTGGCCACGGCGCCGGTCACGGCTCCGCAGGGTGGCCCGCGCCGCCCCGCGCCGCCCGCGAATGGCCGTCCCCCGGCGCGCAGCTAACGACCTAGCGCGTAAGCGCTAGTCGCGGTTGTTCGCTCAACACCGCGTGCAACGTGCACGCGGGCGGGTCAGCTACCTGCTACCGCGACCCATATCGATCGTCGACGTTCAAACCCTGTGTACGGAGCGGACAACACCAATGATCGAGCCAGTGCTGACTGAGATTTCCCAGAGTGTACTCGCCAAGCGGTACCTCATTCGCAACGCTCACCAAGAAGTCATCGAGACACCCAAAGGTCTGTTCAAGCGCGTTGCTGATTTTCTCGCAACAGCTGAAGTACCTGGCGAGCGCGAGAAGTGGGCGGCGATCTTCTACCGGATGATGGCCGCACGTGAGTTCGAGCCGAACACGCCGTGTCTCGTCAACGCAGGTCGACCTGACGGTACCGGCCAGCTCAGCGCGTGCTTCGTGTTGCCGGTGCCCGATTCGATGGACGGGATCTTCAGCGCGATCCGCAACATGGCGCTCGTGCAGAAGACTGGCGGCGGTACAGGCTTCAGCTTCAGCCGGCTACGGCCCGAGGGTGACTTCGTCTCGACGACGTCGGGTGTCGCGTCCGGTCCGATCTCGTTCATGGAAGTTTTCGACTTCGCGACCGAGCGGATCAAACAGGGCGGTGTTCGGCGCGGCGCGAACATGGGCATCCTGCGCATCGATCACCCGAACATCATGAAGTTCATCGCCCTCAAGCAGGGCGACGCGAACAAGATGCAGAACTTCAACGTGTCGGTGGCGATCACCGATGCCTTCATGCTCGCGCTCGAAGCTGGCAAAGACTTCGACTTGATCCACCCGGTCTCGGGCAACGTCGTCGCGCAGCTTCACGCCCCGACGGTCTGGGCTGAGATCGTCCGCTGCGCGCACAAGATCGGCGACCCCGGCTTGTGGTTCATCGATCGCGTGAACGCCGCCGATGCACTGTCCGAAGCGCTCGGGCCGATCGAAGCACCGAACCCTTGCGCAGAAGTGGCTCTGCGTCCGTATGACGCCTGCTGTCTCGGGTCGGTCAATCTCGCCGAGTTCTTCGTTGAGAAAGAAGCTGCCGGCAACGCACACAAGTACGGCAACGTCGTGATGCGCCACGGCTCGATTGACTTTGACCGGCTACAGAAAACCGTCCAGCACAGTGTCCGCTTCCTCGACAACATGTTGACGGTCAACAAGTACCCGATCCCAGAGATCCACGACGTCACGTCGAAGTGCCGCAAGATCGGCCTCGGCGTCATGGGTTGGGCGGATTTGCTGATTCAGTTGGGCATCGCGTACGGCTCACCGGAAGCGCGTGAGCTGGGCAGCCACGTGATGAAGCTCGTCAACACATGGGCCATCGATGCCAGCGAGAAGCTCGCCGAGGAGCGTGGACCGTTTCATCACTGGCCAGTCTCGAAGTGGGCCAAGCAAGGCCACAAGCCGCGTCGTCACTCAACGGTAACGGTCATCGCACCAACCGGCACGATCAGCATCATCGCTGGCTGCAGTAGCGGCATCGAGCCGTTGTACGGTCTGTCGATGACACGTGATCAAGCAGGTATGACGATGCTCGAAGTTAACCCGCTCGTCGAGAAGATCGCCAAGCGCGAAGGCTTCTGGTCTGATCAGCTCGCCGAGACCGTGCGCCAGACAGGATCGCTGGCTGACGCGCCTAGCGTCCCCGATCATTGGCGCGCGGTGTTTGCCGTTGCCAACGAGTTGAGCATGGAAGATCACGTTGGGATGCAGTCGATCTTTCAGGTCCACACTGAAGACGGTATTTCGAAGACGATTAACGTCAGGAATGACGCGACCGAGGCCGACATCGAGCGCGCGTACATGTTGGCGTGGACGAAGGGGTGCAAGGGCATCACCGTCTACCGCGACGGCTGCCGTTCGGGGCAAGTACTCACGGCCGGCGTTGCCGTCAAGCCCAACGACGTGCCCACCGTGGTCGCCCCCGTCGCAACTGCACCCGTTGCCGCGACTACCAAGCGCCGTGTACCCGCCGACGGCCGGCGCGCAGGCGTCACGCTGAGCCGTTCGACACCGTACGGCAGCGTCCACATGACGATCAACCATCACCCCAGCGACGGCGACCCGTTCGAGCTGTTCGTACGCGTCGGCAAGTCAGGCTCCGAGGTCATGGCGTGGGCTGAAGCGTTCGGTCGTGTGGTCAGCTACACGCTCGCGCTGCCGTCGCCGTTCTCGCCCCAGGCGCGCCTCGAAGAAGTCGCGCGGCAGCTCAGCAACATCGGCGGTGGCGACGTCTGGGCCGTCGGCATGGAGCGTGTCGTGTCCGCGCCCGACGCGATCGCCAAGATGTTGCTATCGCACTTGGGTATCAACGACAGCTTCAACTATGTCGTCGACGCGCCTCCAGCTACGCATGCACCGATGCCCATGCACGCGCCTGCGGCACCTATCGTCAGTGCTAGCACCGTCAACGCCGCTTCGAATGGTCACGTTCGGCCCAAGTCGAAGTCGCTGAGCGATCTGTGCCCGGCATGCGGCAAGGCGACGTTCATCTACCAGCAGCGCTGCGGGCTGTGTACGAACTGTGGACACTCGAAGTGCTGAGCTGATTGAGCTGATTTGTCGTTCACCGAGAGCTAGCTGTATCACTCGTCTTTAGGGAGGCGAGCCACATGACCCGAGAGCTGGAGATGCATGACAGTCGTCGCTGAAGCTGCGATCGACGACGAGCCGCCGCTGATCATCCGCGGGTCCACGGCTGGCGCCAACTGTTTCGACTGCCCGTTCTCATACATGGGCAAGCCGAAGCAGCCGGTGACTGGCGAAGGCTCTGAGCGCGCGATCTGGATTATCGTCGGCGAAGGTCCTGGTCAGAACGAGACCGTTCAGCAGCGTCCGTTTGTCGGACAGACGGGCCGCATGGTCAACGAGGCGCTCGCACGCATCGGCGTCAAGCGTGAGTCGCTCTGGATGACCAACGCGACCTTGTGCCAGCCACCGAGCGGTTCAACCGAGCTAGAGAAGCGGCAAGCACGCCAGAGCTGCGCGCCACGCCTCAAACAGGAGCTGGCGCAGTTCCCTAACCGACCTGTTGCAGCGTTGGGCTCGATCGCGGCACAAGGTTTCTGCGGCGAGAAATTCTCGATCACGCAGATGGCCGGCGCGCACTACGAAGTCGACGTCGACGGGTCCGGGACGCTCCGGTCCGTCATTCCGACGACACACCCCGCAGCGATTTTGCGTGGCGGCAGTGGCAAGGGCGGTGGTGCACACACGAGCGACCTCGGCTTTTGGTCGTTGCTCTACGACCTGAAGAAGATCAACCTCCTCGCACGCGGCGCCGACATCAAATTCACCGACGACATCGAGTTCGAGACGGAAGATTCCGTTCGGGCCGAAAAGCTCGTCGAGGATTTCGTCCGCGAAGCTCGCATCAAGCGCGCGTTCGCGTGTGACACCGAGACGTACGTCGATGACCCCAAGCAGCACTCCGCGCTGCAAGCCGCCCACGCCAAACTCAGCGCAATTGGCCTCGCAACTGTTGACCGCGCGATCAGCGTCGCGTGGGCTATCCTGACGCCGCGCGCACGCCGTCTCATCGGCGCGATCCTCGCTGATCCTACGATCACGAAGACGTTCCACAATGGTCTCTACGACGTCCCGGTCCTGAACCGGCACGGCTTCACGGTCCAGGGCCCGCAGGAAGATACCCTGCTCCTGCATCACAGCGCGTTCCCCGGCTTGCCTCACGACTTGCAGCGCGTGACGACACAGTTCTACGCGATCTCACCGTGGAAGGCCGAGCACCGGCACGGCCAGGGTGACCTGATCGACCTGCTCAAGTACAACGCCCGCGATACGCTCGCGACGGCGCGCGTCGAGGCGCCGCTGACGATCGTCATCAAGCGGACGAATTCCGAGAAGACTTATGAAGTCGACCGCGCCATGGCAAAGGCCGCCGCGATCATGCACGTCCGAGGCGTACCCATCGACAAGGACGTCAACGAACACCTCCGGGTTGGCTTCCGTACCAACGTTGACCGATCACGCAGTGAGCTGATCAACAAGGTCTTCGAGCCCGCCATCAATCCAATCTTCAAGGAGCGTCTCGCGTTCGAACAGTCGCGGCGCTGCCGCAAGCAGGACCCGCTCGATCAAGACGAACGTATCGATAAACGCATCGCCGAAATGGACAGTGGCAAGAAGCCGTTCAAGTTCATGATCGACTCCGGTGATCATATCGTTGCGTTCTTGAAGGCCTGCGGTGTGCCGTTGAGCTTGCAGACGTCGAGCGGTCGGATCTCGACGAAGAAGGACATCCTAGAAAGCTTCGTGCACCACCCCGAGGTCCGGGCGCTGCTCACGTACCGTGAGAACGCCAAGCTGCTGTCGACGTTCGTCGAGCGCATGTTCACGCGCGAGTATGCGAACGGCAAGGTCATCTACGGGTTCTGTGACGAGAACAGTCGCTGCCATCCGCGCTGGAGCGTTCACAAGATCACTGGCCGCTGGGGCTCGGAGTCGCCGGGAAGTCAAAATTGGCCCAAAGCTGACAAGAAAAAAGGCCGACCGAACCTGCGCACCCAGGTCATCGCACCGCACGGGCGCGCGCTCGTGGCCTTCGATGCAGCACAGCTCGAAGCGCGGATCATCGCGTTGCTCTCGGCTGACCCGTTCCTGCTCGACATCTTCGCGAACAAGCGCGACATCCACAGCGAGTTCGCCCGCATCGTCTGGCCTGACTTCGATCAGAAGCCTGTTGACGAACGGAAAGTCCTACGCGACATGATCAAGCGGCCCGAGTACGGCGCGTTCTACGGCGGCGCCGTCGACACGCTGTGGAAGGCCGTCGTCCGCGACTACCCGAACGTCACCATCGGCATGATCGGCAAGATGGTCGCGATGATGAAGACCAAGATGGGCGGCGTCACCGCGTGGCACCAGCGCATGATGCGCGTGGCCGACACGGCCGGCGAGGTCCGCAGTGCGATCCTGGGGCGTCGTCGTTGCTTCCCGCTCAAGCAATTCGAGCTGTCCGAGGTCGTCAACTTCCCCGTGCAGAGCACAGGCGCGGACATCATCAACCTGGGCTTGATGGACATCATGCCGCGGTTGCCCGAGGACGCGTTCCCGATCCTGCAGATCCACGATGCCGTTGTGTTCGAGTGCGACGAAGACGACCAGGATCTGGTCAAGCAGTTGGTGATCACGTCTTTTACGCGCGATGTGACCTACGAAGGCGTGACGGTGAATTTTCCCGTCGACGCGCGTGCTGGAAAATCTTGGGCCGAGGTCAACTGATGCGCCAACGTCATTCCTTTCAGCACTTCATCGACGTGCCCTTGACCATTCGTGAGCTGGCCGGCGCAGAAGAAATTGGGCGTTGTCGTTCCGATGCTAACGGCGCGTACAGCGACGGCATCATCGATCCGCACCGCCAACCCGTCGACATCGACATTCAGGGCGCGATCGCCGAGCTTGCCTTCATGAAGCACTACAAGCTGCCGTGGACTGGCCGGTTGTGGACGCGCGAGGAATGGGCTCTACGCCGTGGGGAGGGCGATGTCGGATCGATCCAGATCAAGTCGGTGCGTAAGGCCACGCACAAGTTGATCATCCCAAAAAAACACGCGCACATGGGTGACTACCCGTACGTGCTCGTCTCGTTACACAAGCTGCCCATCGTGGTGTTGGCGGGATGGTGTTGGGGCACGTTCGTGATCCGTGACAAGTGGTGGGACGAGACGTTGGACGTGCCTGCGTGGGCCGTTCGACGCGGTTCGTTGTGTCCAATGGAAACGTTCAAGCCGTCACACTTTTTTGCTCTGCAAGCACGATGACCACAGCGATTTTGAATTCTAGGGGAATGACATGAGCAGCATTGATCAGATCGACCGCATCTTCGAGGACTTCACCGGGGCGCTAGCCGGCATCGTCCCCAACTACGCTCGCCGTGAGGGCCAGGTGAAGCTTGCACACGACGTGAACGACACGTTCGAGCGCGGCGGGATTCTGCTCGCTGAAGGCCCGACTGGCGTCGGCAAGTCGCTGGCGTACGCGGTCCCGGCGATCTTGCATGCACTCAAGACCGGCAAGCCGGCGTTGATCGTCACGGCCAACAAGGCATTGCAGGATCAGCTCGCCGAGAAGGACCTGCCCCTGCTCGCTGAAGCGTTGCAGCCGCTGATCCCAGGCGGTTTCCGGTTCAAGCTGCTCAAGGGCCGCGCGAACTACCTCTGCCAGCGTGAGCTGGCGCTCTACGACGGCGGCGGGCTTAGCTGGCCGAAGGACATCGCGAATGAAGGTGAGGCGATCAGTGCATGGGCTGCAGCTGTTCCATGCTCTGGCGATCGCAACGACGCACCCGTCGGTATCTCCGACAAGGCCTGGCGGATCGTCTCGGTTGCAGGTGAGAACTGCGATCACGGCGCCTGCCCCAACTACGAGACCTGTCACGCCGAAAAAGCTGCGCAGGACGCGCTCTACGCGCACGTCGTGATCGCGAACTACGATCTGTTCTACTCGAAGCTCCTCTACAGTAAAGACCCGATGTGGCAGAAGTTCGGGTATGTCATCCTCGACGAAGCCCACGAGGCGGCTGCCATCGGCCGGCGATGCTTCGGACGGGAAGTCACCGAGTGGGCGGTTCGTCGTCTCGCGACGGCTGTCAGCGAAAAGCTCGGGGAGCCCGAGCTGGCCAAGCAGCTGCGCGCAACCGTCGCGCCGCTGTTCGAGAAGATCGCGACGTATGCTGCGGGTACCCGTGGAGGGCGGATTCAAGACCCGGGGTTCATCGACGTCGATGACCTTTGCGAAGTCCTCGACGAGACTGCTACGGCCGCAAAGGGAGACTGCGGCGGCTGTCTCGACGGCGAGATCTGTGCCGTGTGCATGACGCGGACGAAGATCAACGAGCGGGCCATCGAACTGAAGCGCGACCTGCTCGCGTTCGTCGGCCAGGTCGACGACACGACCGCATACTGGCTCGACAAGCCGATGGACGCGGCACGCATCACAGGTGCGACGGTGAAGCTCTGTGCCGCGCCCTATCACGTCGGGGATCAGCTCAAAAAGCTCGTGTTCACGCAGTACCCCGCGATCGTGTGCGTGTCGGCGACGCTGACGTCTGGCGGCACGTTCGACTTCATCCGCGGCGAGCTAGGTCTCGTGGACCCGGTGATGACAGCCAAGACCATGACACTTAGGGTTGCAAGCCCGTTCGACTACGCCAAGCAGGCGCGGTTCGTGATCCCACTTGGGATCCCCTTCCCGACGCGTGAGTTCGAAGACGACTTCGACCGTGCTGCAGCGATCGCGCTGGAGACCCTCGTGCGGGACTGTCGCGGCCGTACGCTGGCGTTGTTCACGTCGTGGCGGCGGCTCAACTACATCGCAGGTCAGCTGCGGGACAAGATCGACTACCCGCTGCTGGTCCAGGGCGACGCTCCCAACAAGTTGCTCGCGCAGATGTTCCGCGAGCAGACCGACAGCGTGCTACTCGCGACCAAGAGCTTCTGGATGGGGCTCGACGTCTCGGGCGAATCGCTGTCCTGCCTCGTCATCGACAAGCTGCCGTTCGACTCGTTCGATGACCCCTTCGTCGACATGATGAAGGCCAAGCACCCGGACTCGTTCTACGACGACTTCTACGTACCTCGTGCAGCGATCGCACTCGCACAAGGCGCTGGGCGGCTCATTCGTAGCGTCAACGACCATGGCGTGTTCGTGTTGCTCGATCAGCGGATCAAAGCCCGGCGCTATGGCCGCGCGTTCCTGGCGAGCTTGCCGTTCAAAGGGTTCTCGCAGGATCTCGCCGATGCCGGTAAGTTCCTCAACGCGCGACCCGCGCGACCGTAACCAAGGAACATGACTATGCTGAAGATCGAGAGCACGAAGTGAGAGGCCAGTATGTCGTCCTCGAAGGCCCCGACGGCAGTGGCAAGTCCACGCTCGCCGTGATGCTCGTCAAGGCGCTCCAGAACCTGAACAAACCTGTCCGTGCGCTTGCCTTCCCCGGGCGTGAATCCGCCGTTGGCAACCTCATCCGCGATGTCTTCGAAAAGCGTACGACAATCAGCCCCGAGGCCATGATGTGGCTGTTCGTTGCCGAGGGCAAAGACATGGAGCCGCAGATCCGGCGGCACGTCTCTGAAGGCGACTGGGTCATCTGCGACCGGCACACGATGGTTTCGGGACTCGTCTATCAAGGCAAGATCCACGGCGTGGAGCGCGTTAGCGCCGTCACGCGCCCTGCGAATTTCATCGTCCCCGATCGAATCTACCTGGTCGACGTGCCCGCGAGAGTCTCACTGGAGCGGCGTACCGCTCGTGGCGGTGAACGCAACACGCTCTACGAACCGGATCAGGTCGAACAGGTCGAGGCGCAGTGCGCAGCCTACCGTGAGCTACAGGTACGGTTCGCGTCTAGCGTGACCCTCGACGGCACCAAGCCACTCGACGTAACCCTGCGCTGGATGTGGAAAGACCTGGGCCTTCCAGGCGAACCTACGACATGACTTCTACAGATGCCATCGCTGAACGCGCACAAGCCGAACAGCTCATGGCAGCGTTCGCTATCGTTCTCACACACCCAGCCGGCTTCGGCATCGAGCTGTTTGCGGACCTCTGTATCGACGGTCTTGAAGATGGCCGGTTCCGCGTCGCGCGCTACGACAACACCATGCAGATGACGTCCGAAGAGCTATTCGACGACGCCAATGCCGCGATCGCCTACTACCTCGATCTACGTGACGAGCTACGTCTCGGCACCGACTATGAAAGCACCAAGACGTGAGCATGAGCCGCGGTACACGTGATCGGCTGTGGCATAGCCTGCTCGAACGCAGCGTCGCTGCACCTAATCATCGTTCACCGCGCGTAATGCGCTGGCTGTTGTCGACGCTGGTGCTCGTGCTTGCGCTGTACCTGTTCGCGAAACTCTAGGGGAGTTACATGATGACCGTTCAAGAATCGAAGCCCGACCCGCGACAGGTGGTCGTGCCCGGCACCGAGCCGCTGGCGCCGCCACGTGCCCACTGTACGCCGCCGCTCAAGTGGGTTGGCTCCAAGCGTTGGCTCGTTCCGATGCTGGCGCCGATCATCTATGAACGGCTTGCCGTCACTGGGGGTTGGTACATCGAACCGTTCTTGGGTGGTGCAGCCATCGCGCTCGACCTCGGGCTGTCAAACATGCTGCTCAGCGACATTTGCAAGCCGCTGATCAACATGTACCAGGCGATCCGGAAGACGCCTGCGGCCGTCGCGTGGGCACTGCAAACACTCGTCGATCGCGGCACTGACAAGGAAAGCTACCTGAAGGTCCGTGCATCGGAGCCTCCCAGCGTCGTGTTTGCGGCTGCGCGGTTCCTCTACCTTAACAAGTTTGGCTTCAACGGCCTCTATCGTGAGAACGGTGACGGCAAGTTCAACGTTCCGCACGGCGGTGACCGCTCGCGCGCGAGCTTGCCGGATGAGGACGCACTCGCGGCCGTCTCACAAGCGCTCAAGCGCGCAGACCTCCGTGTGGCTGATTTTCGCGAGACGATCGCAACGGCGCAGACCGGCGACGTTGTCTACGCCGATTCGCCGTACTACGACACGTTCAGCGGCTACACAGCCGGCGGGTTCACCGAGGACGACCACTTCGCGCTCGCGGCGGCACTCACCGAAGCACACAACCGCGGTGCCATCATCATTGCCTCGAACAGCGATCACGAGCGCGTTCGTGAGCTATACGCCTGGGCGCGTGTCACGCCAATCAGCGAACGCCACGTCGTCGGCGCCACTGCCGCGCGTCGCGGGTTGCGGCCCGCAGTTCTGATCACGTCAGATGCAAACCTCCTGAGGACGCCATGAGCATGCCGCGCGTGATCATCCGTGACGATAACCACGTCTTTGCCGACGGCACCACGCTCAAGACCCTGCGTGACGCTCTCGTCGCAGCGTCATTGACGGGCATGTGGCACATCTCCTGGGAGATGGCGCACCGTCACGGAGTCGAGAAGATCTTGTGCATGGGTTGTGGCTGCCTGCTGCCGACACAAAAAGGCACGTACATCCAGCGTGGCGGTCGCGCCATTCGTGTGTGTCCGGCGTGTCACGGTCGACTGCGGACACCGCTCTAACGGCTCACAGTCGTCGACGGTCCTGCCGCAGCCACCAGAAGCTCGTCACACTGTCGAGCGATGCTGGGTTGACGATTCCTCGCGACACCACTTGCCGGGTACTGTCTTCAGACAGATCGAACAGCGTCGCCAGCTCGCGGTATCCGTACGACCAACGGTTACGACGCGATGAACGTACGTGACCATCTACAGGCACGATCAGGTTGTCCGGATGGTTGTTCCACGGGTTTTTATCTACGTGTTCAACTGCGCCCGAGCCGATGACACCGAAGATCACGCGGCAGAGCGGCGTGTACTCACGGCCAGTCAGGATCATGAAGTGGTCATCGACGATCTTGGCGAACGGTTGAAGCGTTCCACCGTGAAGTGCGCAGAGCCCCGGTTCCATCATCGTGGCTGGACAGCTCGGGTAACCGCAGCGGTACAAATCGAACCGCGGCCAGCGCCCTCGCCACTCCTTCAATGTCGCCTGCCCCTTGAGGACTTGGACAGCTTCGTCATCAGTGAGCTTCTGTGATCGGCGCGTCAATGCCTCGGTGATGTACAGCGCGGCCGTGCGAGCATCGGTAGTCGTACGGAGCTTTGAACGCGTGGTTGCGGGTGCCTCGGTCGCAGCGGCTGCAAGATCATCGAACGTGAACAGCCGACTGGGACCACGTTCGCGGTGCCGGTGCTTGAACACCTTGCGCGGATTTTCGCGTGGTTTGAGGGCTGGCATTGTTGGAAGGCTGCGAGTGTAGCTTCAATCGTGGTTGTTAGGTGCATGGCAACATGACGACGATCGCGGCAGCGATCATCTTGACGTCGGCGATCGCTCGTGGGATCTTCTTGAGCGAAACACCCGTCGAGAAGGCGTCGCCGACTTGAGGGATCAACCTCCAGAAAGAAGAATGAACATGGAAACCCCAACTCTGGGCGACGGTCTCGGTAAGCGTCGTCGCCGCCGCAAGCACATGGGCCAGCTGCCCACCCTCGTGGGTCGCCGTCGTCGCAAGGCCCGCGGGCTCGGTGGCCGGGCAACCGGCTGCAGCGCTGCCGGCGTGAAGGCCAACGGTCGGCTCAAGAAGGGCTACCGCTGGGCCAAGGGTCGCAAGAGCTGCGCGATCCGCGCGAAGAAGCGCTAAGCGCTCCTCGGCGCTAGTCCTACACAGAGGCCACGTGCGATAGCGTCGTACGTGGCCTTTGTGCTTCCTACTCCAGTGATCAAAGGAACCGCGCATGGCCGCCAAACGCAAAACTTCATCGCTTGCTGCCGAGGCTGATCGGTGTGGCCTGTCCGTCGCGACGTACGCGCCTGGTGACGGCGTCACGCGCTATCGATTCTACGACGGTCCCACACGGCACAAGCAGGACTATTTCGGTCCTGGCAACGGCATCTATACGGCACTGGGCCGGAAAGACGCAGAAACCTTCATCGCCGGTCGGTGCAGCTGCCCGAACACGGGCTTGGGACGTCGGCGTAGGCGCTAGATGGCGACGTATCGACTGAAAGTCTGGGTCGGACCCGTCAACGTCGTCGAGTGGGGGCGTAAGCTACGGCGCGCCGGGCTCCGTGTGCCGACCACAGGCACCGAGCATCTCTACGTCGACGTCAACGCTGAGAAGCAGCATGGCTGTGCCGGCGCCGAGCACAACATGCGTGCGGCGCTGATGCGCAAGTACAAGAAGGACTGGCGGCTTCGCGCCAGCTCGTGTCAGCTGCGCGCGAAGAGGCAGCGCTAGCCATGGCGCGCCGTCCCGCATTCGAAGACCTGCCTGTTGGCGCGTGCTTCGCGTTCGATGCCGGCGCGAAACGCGCGACCCGTCGAAAAGTCGATGCACACCACACGATCCTGATCCCCGGTGGCAAGCGGCCGATGCCGCTGCACGATGTCGAGACACCTGTCACGCCCACGGCGTGTCCCACGAGCTTTGGACGACGTAAGCGTCGTCGTAACAGCACCAAGAAGAGGAACCGCTGATCATGGCTAAGCGTCGTCGCAAGAAGTCCCTCGGCTCATCCGATCGCTTCGTCGTCAGCGGTCCCGCGCACTGGAAGCGCAGCTTCCATAACTCAGAAAGTGCCGCGCTCGCTGCAGGCCACAAGTGCTCGAAGCAGTTCCCGAACGCGATCTGCAAGGTCACGCACGGGCTGCCGGGCATGCAGAAGGTCGTCGCCGAGTGCAATCGCAACGAGTGTTGGAGCACTGGCGGCCTTGGCAAGCGCTGTCGTGGCAAGCGCTGCCGTCGGAAGGGAAAGCGCTAGTCATGGCGCGCAAGTCAATCAACGACGTTCGTCCTGGGGACCGTGTCACCATCGTCGATCGGTTCGGCAAGGAGCGCACCGGGCGCGCCGTGATGCGCTCCAGCCACGGTGGCTGGGTGCTCAACATGGGTGGCAAGCACGGGACACCGGGCATCGCTGACGAGCGCAACATCGTCAAGGTCAGCGCCAAGCGGAGCGGCCTCGGCAGCTCTGCAGCTACACACACCACCGAGGCTTCACGGGCATCGCGCGACATCGAGTACGCCGCGGCGAACACTGTCAACAAGGCGCGCAACGGTCGCTGTACGGCTGCGCAGATGTCCTACGCCGAGATGCAGCAAGCGATCGGGCGGTACGACGCGAGCACGCACGCTGGCGGCAAGGCTTACAAGCCCGCAACGGCGATCAAGGATGCAGCGTACGAGTTCACGATGCACTGCGTGCGCGATGACGCCGGAGCTGCGATCGGGCGCCGCCGCCGCAAGAGGAGTCGCTAGTCATGGCGAAAGGTCGCTACAAGCCTTCCGTCACGTCGATCTGCAAGATCGGCACGGTGGCACACAACCGTTCGTTCACGGCCAGTGAGCTGCGTGAATACGTGCAGATCAAGGATCGGAAGACGATGCTGTCGTGGCTCAAGCGCAACAAACTCATCGGTTGGACGGCAACAGGTGGACCGGGACCGGAACGTTACCAACCGACAGCCAAAGGTTGGCGCATGATCGAAAAGGCGTGCGCTAGCTCGAAGGGAAGACGCTAGTCATGGCCGCGATCATTCCACATCTCGAAGTTCCCGAAGACGTCACGCCGATCGAGCGCGCTTACGACATGTGCGTCGGCTCGTTGAGCGGCGACGAGTTCGGTGAAGATCATCCTGCGTGTCCTGCACCACAGGCTGTTCTCTCCGACGCGCATGCCGGCCTGCTTGGGCTGGTCTTCGTGCGCGAGGCTGTGTTCGAGAGCTTGCAGGATCTGCAGTTCACCGTGCACCCTGGCAACATCAAGGACAAGGACACCAGGAACGTCTACCTCGTTCTCGATCGGCCAATCGGTCCCGGTCCCGCATGGAATCCAGCGACGGATCCCAACGTCCAACAGTACAAACTCCTGTCGTGGACATCGAAGATGAACGCCCCGAGCTGGAGCATCCCCGCAGGCGCGCCCCAGATCGGCGGTGCATGCCCCGGTGCCATCGCGGGACAGTCGATCGCACCGCCCGGAGATCGCAGCGCGAATGCGCGGTTGGTCAACATCGGCCTCAAGCGTCCGCAGAGCACGCCCGTCAATCTCGCGCTGGCGATCTGCGAGCAGTGCTACGCGACCGGCGGGCAGTACTCGACAGGTCAGGTCCAGTTCGCTCAGACACTGCGCTTCCTGTGGGCGCGTCAGGCGATCGACTTCGAAGTACCTGCACCTGACGGTAGTCGGTCAACCGCGTTCATCGAGACGATGGTCTACGCGATCAACAACGTCGACTACCTGCTCAATGGCGGCACCGTCAAAGAGGAGCAGGCCATCACCAACCCCGAGACGGGTGAGATCACGATCGTCGAACAGGTGCAACCACTGCCACCTGAGCCAACAGGTCGACGGTTCTTCCGCATCCATGACTCAGGAGATTTCTTCAGCCCAAAGTACCTGAAGCAGTGGAAGCAGATCGCAGATCGGCTACCGGACATCACGTTCTGGGCGCCGTCGCGGATCTGGGCCACGAGCTGGGGCATTGATCTTGTCAACGAGATCAATGCGCCGCACGCGCGCAGCGCCAACAACCTGATCATCCGTCCAAGTGCGTACGAAGTGAACGCAGCTGGTCCGGAGAATCTCGGTCCCGGTTGGGCAGGTGCGACGACGGTTCTGCAAGTCGAACAGAACCTCGGCATGGAACCCGAGCTGGAGCAGTACGTCTACGATCGCGCGAAGCGGTTCCCGCCGAAGATGACCGGCCCCGACCTGCGCTACACGTGGAACTGCGTTGCCGAAGGCACGCGAATTCACGTGCAACAGCAAGGGCTCGTCAACATCGAGAACGTCAAGATCGGCGACAGTGTTATGACACGTGACGGTTGGCGCGACGTCGTCCGTGCTGAACCTCGCGGTGTCAAAGCCACCCTCGTCGTCGAAACAACTGGCGGGCATCGTTTGCGTGTCACACCAGATCACCGCCTCGCGGGCGCTGAAGACTGGATTGAAGCAGGCGAACTCGTCGAGGGTACAAAGTTGATCGCTATGCCCGAAGATGCAGGTGCTTCACACGAAACACCTGTTGCGGTATCGGAATGGGATCGCACCTTTGATCGTCGTGGGGCAGGTAGCACATCGACCGTCGCAACGTTCCCTGAACACTGGACGCGCGATCTCGGGGCCGTCCTCGGCTACTTCGCAGGTGATGCACATTTTCGCGCTGACGGTTCTGTTGAAGTCGGTGTTGGTGCCGCAAAGTTGATGGATCTCCAAAAGCTCGACCACGTCATCAAATCGTGGATCGGCTACGGTGCGCGCTTCGATGAGCGCGTGATGGCTGCGAACGATCTTGTTGATCATGAACGGGTCGCGCATCGTGCCATCTGGTCAAGTGCACAACTCACACGGTACCTGCACGCGTTTGGTTACGGTCACGGCGTTGGTTCATCGGCACGGCGCCTTCCCACGGGACTTCTACAAGCACCACGCAGTGCACAGCTCGGGTTCCTTGCAGGATTCCTCAGCGCAGACGGGTCCGTGAAGGTGCGTCGCGAGGGGGGTGGTGACGTCTGCATGTACACGACCTCTCCGGCACTTGCGACGGAGCTGGGGTTGTTGTGGTCTTCTCTGGGCGCGCGATGCTCGTTCTCGGAAGTGCACCGCGAACCACACAAGACACTCATCACGATTCTCGGTCGTAGTGCTGCCGCGCTTCGCATCGCACAGGAAGCCCAAATTCTGAACGATGAAAAGCGCGCAGTCGCCGCTGCGTTACAGGTTCCGGAACGCACACGTACGCGGACTGTCGCGGTTCGGCGAATCGTGAATGACGGGCTCAACGTTCCCACATGGGATCTGGAAGTCGCTGGAGAGAACCCTGAATTCGTTGCAGGCGGGCTCCTCGTACACAACTGCCAGGCGTACGCGACGGACGACAAGGGCCACACGTGCCGCAAAGCTGTTGCCCCGCCGGGTCTCGGTGGACCTGACGGCAAAGGCTGTCGCGCGTGCTGGATCGCCCCGAACGAGATCGTCAACTACTCGTTGCACTGAAGGAGTCCACCGTGGCGAAAGAAAAGAAAACCCCCAAGGCAAAGCTCGATACGTCCAGCGTGCCGTGTCTGCGCGTCGTCGTTGGTGGCAAGCCCGGCAAGACAGGTCAGACCGACGCCAAGGCCTGTGCGATCGTCGGCGAACGCCGTGGCGGGGAAGGCGGTTGGGATCTCGCGCGGGAGTACCGTTCGACGAGCAAGACCGTCGACGCTGTCGACGGCAAAAACTGCGGCGAGACTATCGTCAAGTCGGGCAAGGACAAGGGCAAGAAGAAGATCAAGAAGTGCCCCAAGCCGTGCGCAGGCGCGCTCAAGCGCAAGGGCTGCCCCGTACAGCTCGCGTTCGATCAGGGTCAGCCGTTCTTACGGTTCTGTACCACCGAGAAACAGGCAGGCTTTCGCGTCGACGTGACTACCCCGGCCGAAGCAGTCAAGCAGGCCAATGCGGCGTGTGCGGTTTGGCGCCGTGACGGTCACGCCGTCCCCGTGCCACCAAAGAAGGGCAAGCCGCAGCCCGACCGCTGGGTGGGCAGCTTCGCGAAGCACTTTCCACTCGATACGCCGCTGCGCGGTGGCAGCCGTAGCAAGTAACGATCGCGTCCGCGATCATGGTACGTTAGAGCACCCGAGGAGCCGACCCCAATGCCCCATGTCTTCACACTCGAAGGTCCGGACCTCAGCGCGATGCCGACGTTCTCGTACCCGCCAGCCGGCTCGCCGCTCGCGCCAAGTCAGTCGATCATCGGTCCGACCCGCGTGGCCACCACGGTGTTCGGTCCCGGCGGCACGCCCATCATGTACCGACGGCGCTATCCCGCGCGGGGGCCCATCTGTAACTACTGCGACCCGAACTACTACACCGTCGCCGATGGCGGGCAGCAAGTGATCCCGTACCAACGTCAACAGTTCGGTGACGCGCCCGGTGACGCGCCCGACTTCTTTGCCAAGCAGACGCCACTCGTGGCGGGCTTGATGATCCTCGGCGGCGCACTCGCAACGGGCATCGTACTCGCAGCCGGCGGTGTTTGGTTGTATCGCCGTTCAGGTGATCCAAAGCGCGCAACCGACCCGATGGACTCGGACTGGTAACGCCACTACGACCCGTTGATCGTGTGCGCGATCGGGTGTAGTTTGATGTCACCTCGTCGCATTTTCGCGACTCCGGTCACGGTCTAGGAGGACATCATGGGTACGAAGGCAGGCGCACTTCTTTGGAATCGGCGACGCATCACGTTGACCAACTGCGTCAACACGACGATCGACACGGGACTCACCCAGGTCAACAAGAGCTTCGCGGGCATGTCTCCGAACGAGCCGCCCCTCGGCATCACGATCGCGCCGCCGGGACCGCCCGACGGATCCCTTCCTGCTTCGCGCGTGCAGGTCATCCCGCAGGCGCCGCTCGCAGCGTGGTCGGTCGTCACGCACGGTGAGCCGTTCGTCGACCCAGCGGACGGGACTGTCAAGGTCGTGTTCGTTGTCACCGGGCACACGCCCGTCACGATCAACGTGCTGTTCTGGGACCCGCACTCGATCGTCGGACCGGGTCAAGCCTCGACCTACAATCCGTCTTGCGCCATCGCCAAGAACTAGCTGCCAGGCTGCTGAGCCTTACGTGCAGCGTAGTTCGCGAACTTGACGACGCGGTCACGCCCAAGGAGCGCCCAGTCGGCGTACTTGACTGTCCGGTACGCTGCAACGCCTGCGTTGCCAGCGCTGTGCCCTGCGAGCGCACAGCGCAGTCGGTCATCGACGCCAAGACTTTGGCAGTGCTTGTCGTTCATCCACGTCACCAGCTCTTGTGCACCCGCACGGTAGCCGTATGCGACGTCGGTGCGCATCTTCTGGCATTCAGCCCACGGCACGTAGCCTCCGCTTTGCAACGGCCCGCAATACCAACTGGGACGCGCCTTCGGCGGTTTCGTAGCGTATGGCCAGACGCCTGTCTTGCGTGCGCAGCTAGTCGGATCCTTGGACGCGCACTCCACGCGACTCAAGGCACGCTCATCGAAGCGTGACTCGACGTAGGCGACACCAAGCAAAAGCTCGACGGGAAGCGCGTATTCAGCGGCTGCAGCTGTAGCGGCCTCGACGTGAATGCGTGCCTGTTCTGGCGACAGGTTGAATGACATCGCGATGATGGCGGCGATCAGGGCTTCGAGCGTCATGGCCGCGACCCTACTACGTGCTGCATGGACCGAAAGCGGTGATCGCGCACACGATCGGTGATAGGCTAACCACGTGTTGTTCGCCTCTCATCAACCTGCACCCCTGCCTCGTGTCTGGTCGACTGAAGCCGAAACTGATCTGCAAGACCGGCTGAGCAGGTTGCCGTTCTACGCACCTGCCGGCTTCGGCGGTGTCGCTGAAGACATTCAAACGATCCTCGCGAAGGGTCCGGAGTTGCTCACCAAGGCTGTCGGGATCCTCAACCAGGCTGGCCCGCACTTGGACACGGTCATGGGGATCGCCAAGGATCCAGCGTTGCCGCAAGTCGTCAACCGCCTCAAGACGTTGAAGGCGCTTGCAGCGGCCAAGGCGCCACCACCCGTACCCGGTGCACCCAAGCCGCCGCCGTCGACAGACTCAGGCATCAGCAAACTGGTGCCTGTTCTCGATACCGCGATCTTCCTCGACAAGCATCCCGCAGCGCAGTTCGTACTCGATCATCCTGTACTGGTCGGCGCAGGTGCCTTCGTGGTGCTCACCGGCATCGGCTTCGGCATCGGTCGCTTGACCAAACGCTGTCGCGCGTCATCTGCCAGCGTTGGCCGGCATTATCAACGGCGTTAGTTACGCCGAGACCGAGTGGCGGAATTCGAGTGCGACGATAGCCGTTGCGTTGGGTTCGGCCATGATCTTGAACGCGATGCTCGATGCAGCACCTTCAGCGCTCGCGTCGACAGCGACACGCGCGAACGAACGCGGCGTCACCAGCGTTCGCATCGAGGCGCTGCACAACAGGTAGCGACAGGCTGCATCCGCATCCTTCAGTTGAACAGCTCGCTCGACGTACGTGCGAAGCGGTCCACGCGTGCTGTCGCGGATCAGGTCTTCGCGGCTCAGGGTAAACTCACCACCGTCAGGGTGACGCTGTACTTGAGCAGGTTCGGAGTCGCAGATTCGCGCTGGACTTTCAGTGTCATGTTGCCCCCTAGCCGGTCCGTAAAGGTAGACGAGGAAGCAACTACGGTACCTATGATCGTATGTACGATCAAGCACCTGTACCGCCGAGACTGCCCGCTTAGAGACCGATGATTTCAGCGTGGAGGTAGAACCACAGGGGTCGATCGCGTACGCGATCAAGCGATCGCCGCTCGCGTTACTACGCGTTTTGCGTTACCATCGAGCCATGCATGAGCACCCTGGCCGTGGAAGCGGTTGTCGCCCGGTGAGCAGGCAGCGCTCGGCCGCGAGGTTCGTGCGGCGATCAGTGACGCTGAAGACGTGGCACGGTCAGGCTAACAGCTAGCCGTTGTTCTTCGCGACAAACGACCGCGGCATGAACAACTCTTCGAGCGTCCGCGGATAGATAACCAACGGCGTCTCGCGACGCGCTGTCTCGATAGCGACGGCACAGGTCTGGCGCAACGTTCGGCAGATCGGGATGTTCGGGTACGAGAGCGTGAACCGGCGTTGCAGGTACGGCCCACCCGTGAAGCCGCGCTCGATTCCGACCGTGACCTTGGCGAGGCCGACGCTGGCCTTCACCACCCATTCACCCAGCTCGAACCGCATCTGTGCAGCGTGCGTACGGTTGCAACGGTGTGTCGACTCGCGCGCGCACCAGAACAAGATGACGCCGTCACGCGCAGCACGTTCGAGGAACAGCTGCTCCCACGACAGGTGCCGTTCGACACCGCCACGGAAGTCAGGCCCACGCGCAGACGCGACATGAACGTCCGGCGCCAGCTCGCCTAGGATATCGATCGCCTCGGCCTGCCAGTTGACCGAGCCCTGAATCGGACCCGCCAAGTACACAAGCGGCCCGTCGATCTGAGCGAAGACGTCGAGGTCAGCTTGCGGCGCTGTGAACACGTGGCGCGGCATTCTCGCAGGATACCACTCAAAGGGCAGCCCGAATTACGGTACGCTAAACCGATGCTCGCAGCAGCGATCCACCTCGGCGACGTCGAGCCGTACCAGCAAATCCAGCCGTACTCGTGCGGCGCCGCTGCCCTCAAGGCCGTGATGGGTCACTGGGACGAACCTGCCGACGAACGGGATCTGATCCGCGAGGTTGGCGTCGACCCCAAGACGGGCTCGACTTGCTATCAGGTCGAAGCAGCGGCCCGCGCGCGAGGGTACTGGGCGCAGACGCGCCAATTCGACTCGATCGACGAGCTGGAGCAGTACACGTCGCGCGACGTGCCCGTGATCCTCGCGATCCAGAGCTTCACCCGGCCTGGCCAGGGGCACTTCGTCATCGCCACCGACGTCAAGCCCAGCCTCGTCGAGATCATGGACCCGAACGTCAAGGGTAACCGTCGGACGTTGACGCGTCACGAGCTGGACAAGCGCTGGAAGTTCCGCGATCGCGTCGGTGTCATCGTCATGACACCGCAGAAGCGTCAGCAGTTCGGCGAGGTGGCGCCTGTAGTGACGCGCAAGCGGACCATCGCGTACGCGATCACGGGCGTCGTCGTGCTGCTGGCCGCTGCAGGCACCGGCATCGTGATCTACCGCCGTCGCAAGCGCTAGCTCGCGCTGTTGGTATCGGCGCCGCAGTTACGGCAACGCAGGTGCACGCGCTGCCCGAGCTTGCCGAGGATTTGCTGCGGGCCACCGCACAGCGGGCACTGTTCGTCCATGTCGGCGATGACTTCCTCGTCGGCGAGTTCATCGACCAGTTGCACAGAGATCGCAACCTGCTCGTCGAACGCGACGAGGCGGTCGTCGTACATCGCTTCGAGGACTTCCCCGGACGCGACCTCGGGATAGTGCGTGCGGTACTCGTCGAGCGTCATCGCCGCGAGCGCAGCACGCGAGATTGGGATCTTCATCGGCGACCTTCTGCACCCATCACGGCACGTACACGCGCGGCGAGCGTCGGAACGTCGTCGAGGAGTGTGAGCGCCGCGAAGTTGTTGACGCCGCCCGTGTAGTCGCGCCGACCCTTGCACGTACGGATCAGGATGCCCGTGTCGGCGCCGCTGAACGGCTGCGAGACCTGCACGTAGACCTCATCGTGGTGCAGCGTGATTTCGCCGGACACTGCAATTCCGCCCTTGTTGGAGCGGACATCCATGCCTGTCCGGTTGTCACCCAACGCTCCCACCGGTAGTGCTCGGATGAGTCCAATCGCCATCGTACAGCTCGTCATATGTGGGAGCCTCCTTCGTGACGCTCAGCCCGAGCAAACTCCGAAACGAGTTGAACGGGTAGAAGCGCCGGTTGAAGCGGAACACGAACTCGTTCAGGTACGCCTGGAGGTGATCGGGCGACACGCCGTGATGCGTGCCGTTGATCCACGTCTTGAGGTTGCTGAACACGAGATGGATCACGGGCAGGTAGTCCTCGGTGACGCCCGGCTCGCCGCGCTCGGGACACGCGAGGTGCTGGTAGCCGTGCCGTGCCAACCCCGCGTAGCTCTGCGAGCCGTCGGTGACGACCATCTCCGTGAGGGTGTCGACGTTCGCGGCGATGAACCCGCCGCACGTCTTCGCGGTCTTGTCGGGGATGACCGCAAGGCGCAGCCGGCCCGCGTAGCGACCGCCGCGCCGGGGCTTCGCCTTGGTGTGCCGGTAGTCGTCTTCGGTGTCGATCTTCTCGATCTTGCGCTGCTTTACCTCGACCGCGCCGATCACACGGATCTGATCAGTGACGCCGCGTCCCTTGCCGCGCGTGCGACCGCCGACGTAGGTCTCGTCGACCTCGACGTGTGCCCGAGCGCCGATCGGCCCGCTCGTGGTCGCCATACCGGCACGGAGCTTGTGGAGGATCTGGAAAGCCGTCTCATAGCGCGACAGGCCGAGCTGGCGCTGCAACTGCACAGCGGACATGCCGGGCGTCTGGCTGGAGATCAGGAAGGCCGCCCAGAACCACGTCGAGAGCGGCGTGTGGGTCCGCTCCATGATCGTGCCGGCGGTGAGAGCCGTGTCCTTCTTGCAGCCCTTGCAGCGCAGCACGCCGGGGCGCGCGGAGAACCGGAACGGCTCGGCGGTGACGCCGCACTTCGGGCACTGGAAGCCGTCGCGCCAGCGGATCGCTTCGAGGTACTTCGCGCACGCTGCGTCGTCTGGGAACATCTTCATAAAGCCGGGGAGCGACTCGGGAAACTTGTCGGCCATGCACATAGGCTACCGACCCTTCGCGATCTGTACGCGCTCTCGGTGCGGAGTCTTGCGCCAGCCGTTGTCGAGGATGCCGAGCGTCCGGCACTTCTCAGCTTGCCAGCGCTTGTCGAGCGAGAGGCACGCTTTCCCGGCATCAGCCCCACATTTGGGGCAGACGATCGCGAGCGCCTTGTCGACCCGCCGAGCCTCGTGGTTGTACTCGTCGGAAAACTCGGTCGTCGTGAACTTGGTGACCGTGAGCACGTCCCCGATGCAGACGCCGTACTCCTCAGGATCGGCGGATTTGTCAGTCCGAGTGCCGGCAAGCAGGTAGCGACGGTAGTTGGTCTCGGTCATCCGAAACAGGCCACCGTGATCGTTGACGAATCGATAGAAGCGCTTCGTCATTTAATCCGCCTCGGGTGGAGGCATTGGGACCTTGCAGACGGCGCACAAGTGGATCGGTGCGCCCTTGCGATCCTCGCCAGACACCCATGCCGTTCCGCGGCACTTCGTGCACTGCAACTGCCCGGGATGGCGACGGTCGCACCCCCTTCCGTTGCAGTAGCAGGGCCTGACGAGTCGATCGGCCTCTGCCTTGGCGTCGCGCTGAGTCGACGCGTTGTAGCTCACGGTCTTTCCGTCGCGCACGAGCCGGAAGGACTGCGCGGTGACGCAACTAGAGTAGTTCGGCGTGATCCGCCAGCGACCGTCGTGGGACTCCACGAAGCCATCGACCGAACGTTTCCATCGCACGGGCACGGGCTAGCCCCCCACCAACGCGTTCGCGTAAGCCCGCGCCTCGGCGGCGGTATCGAACTTCTTGGTGCGCTTGTTCGGCGTCAACAGTCCGAGACCGGACGTCTCGCTCCACGAGAGGACCCATTTGCGTCCGTCGTACTTGCTCCAGACGCTCTCGTGGCTGAGGCCCATACCGTACTTGTGGCTGATGTAGAGCCCGCGGCAGATCTTCTTGAAGACCACATGCTTGGCACGCGCGGCACGCTCGCGATGCGATGCCATCTTTTCGGAGTCCGTAAGTGCTTGATTCGACATTTGAGAGGTCTCCATGCTCTATACACTAGCCACGGATGCGATGGGTGTCAACCGGATAGGCATGGGACATCGAACGTGTTCGGCTCCAGGCGCAATTCGATGATCGCGAGGATGCGAAGGCGCGACTGCACCGTCGCGTGGAACGTCCGCTTCTGAGCTTCGTTGTACGCGCAGTCGAGCTGCCAGTTCATGCGGCCCTTCATGGCTACACCGTCCCCGACACTGCGCACTCGCGGCCGACGAACGTCGCCGCGTGGCGAGCCTTCGCCTGGACCTCCTCAATCATCACGAGCAGCTGGTGCAGCTCGCCAGGCGAAACGTGGAGCGTACCGAAGCCGGGCACGGTGATCTCCAGCGCGGGCAGGATCTGGTCGCCGTGCTTCGCGTTGTCGGCTGTGTTCGCGTGCAGCTCACCCTCGCCGATCCCGAAGCGGTGCATCGCCGCCGCGGGGTTCGGCGTGCCGTTGTGACCAGTCATCGCACCGGGATCGGGATAGACGAGTAGACGCGCCTTGAACGGCTTGAACTCCTCTTTGGTCTTGCGCTTGATCATCATGGCTAGCCTTCCTTCTGCGGCACGTACTTGACGCGCTCGCCACACTTGTCGCACTGGAAGCCCTCGTGGCCGAGGCCCTCTTCGAGCCGCGAGAGCGTGAGCCGGAACATCACGCCGTGCAGGCGCTTGGCCTTGTGGCATGCCGGGCAGCCGACGCCGACCGGCTTGCGAACGATCGTGAACGCCTTGGTGGTCATGGCTACTTGCTCCTCTGCGTGTGGTTGAGTTGATCGGTAACGTGGTCGTGGATCGTCGCCAGCTCTTCGAGGATCTTGCGCAGTGCTGCGAGACGCGCGTCGTGCTGTGCCCGCGCGACGCTGTACGCGTCACCGTCCTGCACGTAGTAGTCGCGCCCGTGCGGTGCGTTGTTGGCGATCACGTCGATTGCAGCCTGAATCGCCGTGGCTTGAGCGTGCAACTGCGTTTGCAGTTGCTTGCCGCCTGTGCCGTTCAGGTGGACCGTCGGAACAGCGACCTTCACGACGCACCGCCAGTCGCGCGCTCGACGTTGGTGGCGACGTAGCCGTTCCAGTGCGCGAGCAGACGCGCCGCGTCCGTGATCTCACCCTGCGCTGCGAGACTGTGCTCGCCGAACAGGCCGCCCGTGAACACGAAGCGATCGCCGCGCAGCTCCGCGCGCATCGCGAGGCCGACCGAGCGATCGGTGTACATCAAAAGACCGTGCCCGCCGTCCGGCGAGTCGGTGGCGTTGCCGTCGAAGCCGTCGACCGAGATCTGGCAGTAGTTGTGACCCTGACCGGCGTGGATGCGCGAAGCGAGCTTGGGAACGTTCATCGAAGACTCCTTGGTGGGGGTGACGGTGACGACGAAGATAGAAGCGATCAGCAGCGCACGGCGCGCAACGGCGCGGACCGCCGCGCGCAGCGCCTGGCGCACGAGGCGGGCAGCCTTGCGGGCAACGCGAGCGAGCGCAGCAGCGGCCTGCGCCTTACGCAGGGACGCCTCGCGGGTCAGCGCGCGGGCGATGACACGGCCGATCGTCGCGAGGGCCGCGAGGCCCTGCTTGGCCATGTTGCGCGCCGTGCGCGGCAGCTTGACCTCGGGGAGCGGCAGCCCCGCGCGTGCGGCCTGCAGGCGACGCAGGCAACGCTCCGAGACCGCCGCCAAGCGATACGCCTGGCGCTCGGTCGGGGCATCCTCCTCGACGCAGATAGCGCGGTTGTACTCGCGCTCCAGGCGCCGCACGAGGCGCGCATCGATCGAAGCGAGCGGGGCGGTCATCAAAGCAGTCATCATGAAAGGCCAGACGGCGCGCGCGGCGCGCCATTCAAAGCGAGAGTAAAAAAGGTCGATCCCGGATGGGATCGACCGGATCAAAGGATACGTTCGAGGGAGCCCGGCCCAGAAACACCCCGGGAGTGGGTCGATCCCAGCCGGGATCTGCCTCCCACGACCCCGAATTTCACCCTAAAAACCCCTGTTTTCATGCCTAGTTAGCAATTTACTCTCGCTTTGTTGAATGTCGGACCGGGGGTCCCGTCTCAAGGACATGCGCAACAACTACCCCGGAAGCTGCGGAACCTGCGGAACCCGCGTCGCTGCCCAGGCGGGCGAGGCGACCAAGCTGAACGGCCGCTGGATCGTCCTCTGCGCGGCCCACGGCACGTCCCCGGCCCAGACCGCGGCCAAGGCTGTCCTGGCGCTGGTCATCCGCCTGGTGCTCGCGGGCGGCCGGGTGCTCTGCGCGCCCGTCAGCCGCCTGAACGGCTCGTTCGAGACGTACCTGGCGGTCACCCGCTCCGCGGGCGCGTCCTACTCCAAGGCTGACAACGGCCAGATCTGCGACGTGTCCAAGGCTCCCGCGCTGATCGCGGCTCTCCAGGCGGCGGGCTTCACCTGCGATGTCTCGCCCGAGCTGGTTGCCTCGATGCAGGCGCGGGCAGCTCAGGCCGTTTCCGAGGTCACCGCGGCGCAGGGTCGCGCGGCGCAGATCGACGCTGCCCTCCGTGCGCGCGGCCTCTCGCTGTTCGGCTTCCAGGGCGTCGGCATCGAGTGGATCGCGCCCCGTACCACCGCGGTGCTCGCCGACGACATGGGCCTCGGCAAGACGGTGCAGGCGCTGTGCGCGGCGCCCGTCGGTGCCGGCATCCTCGTGATCTGCCCCGCCGTCGCGAAGGGCGTGTGGGTCCGCGAGGCGGCGCGGTTCCGTCCCGACCTGACGCCGGTCGCGCTGTCGGGCCGCGGGTCGTTCCGGTGGCCGGTCGCGGGTGAGATGGTCGTCATCAACTACGACATCCTCCCCGGCGAGGCGGCGAAGCAGAAGGGCTACCCCGCGATCCTGCCCGTCGAGCTGGCGACCGCGCCCGCGGGCACGGTCATCATCGCCGACGAGGCGCACGCGCTCAAGTCGTCGAGCGCGCAGCGCACCTCGCGGTTCCGCGCGCTGTCCCAGGCGGCACGCGCGAACGGTGGCCGCGTGTGGCTGCTGACGGCGACGCCGATCCTGAACGACGCGCCCGAGCTGTGGGCGCTGCTCCAGGCGATGGGCGCGGGGCGCGAAGTGTTCGGCGGCTACGACGCGTTCAAGCGCATGTGGAACGCGAACGACGGCCGCTACGGCGTCGAGTGGGGCAAGCCGACGGCGCAGGTCGCCGAGTGCCTCAAGAACATCATGCTGCGCCGCGTGAAGTCCGAAGTCCTCACGCAGCTGCCCGAGAAGACCGTCCGCACGATCGAGGTCAACGGCCTGTCGGCGTCGACCAAGAAGCTGTGCGACCAGGCGCTCGCGCTCCTCGAAGCGAACGGCGTCGACTTCGCGAAGGCGATGGCGAAGGTCGCGGCGACGGCGAACGCGACGCCCGGCTTCGAGCAGATCTCGGCGGCGCGTGCGGCCCTCGCGACCGCGAAGCTCGACGCGGCGATCGAGCTGGTCGAGTCGTTCGAGTCGGCGGGCGAGCCCGTCGTCGTGTTCTCGGCGCACCTTGCGCCGCTCGATGTCCTCGGGGCGCGCGACGGCTGGGCGAAGATCACGGGCGCAACGTCTTCGGAGAAGAAGACCGAGATCGAGAATGCGTTCCAGGCCGGCAAGCTCAAGGGCGTCGCGTGCAGCATCAAGGCAGGCGGCGTTGCGATCACCCTGACCCGCGCGTCCAACTCGCTGTTCATCGACGAGGAGTGGACCCCGAGCCTGAACCGCCAGGCGCAGGACCGCATCCATCGCATCGGCCAGTCGCGCGGCGTGGTCATCACCCGCCTCGTGGCGGCTCACGCGCTCGACCGGCGCGTCGCGGAGCTGCTCGCCGAGAAGACCGAGATCATCGAGGCGTCGATCGACGCGGCGCGCGCTGGCGCGACCGAGGTCGTGACGTCGACGGTCGCGACGGTCGATACCGCGGCGCTCGCGGCAGACACCGCGAAGATCGTGGCAGCGCAGGCGGAACTCGCAGCGGCGACCGCGGCGCTCGCGGCGATGCTGATTGACAACGACAAGGCCGACCCCACGAACGACGTCGAGATCGCAATCACCGAGGAGTGCCCGTTCTGATGTCGACGTCGCGCTACAACGACGGCTTCGACGACGCGCTGCTGTCGCGCCCACTCGCGCAGAAGATCATCCGCGCGCAGTCTGACCTGATCGAGTTCTTCTGCTTCGGCAAGACCCATCGGCCCGAGGAACAGTCCAAGCGCGACCAGGCGCGCGCGACGCTCGACCACCTGGCGAAGACCTGCCCCACCGTCTACCGCGCCGTGATGCGGCGCCTCAAGAACCCCTGACCCGATCACGATCAAGGAGCTGTCATGAACACGAACACCGTCACCGCTACGAACACCGCTCTCGACATGCCCGAAGGCCTCAGCGCGAAGGGTAAGAAGGCCCACGCGATCATCGTTGAGTTCCTCAAGGCACACGAGCTGACCCACACGGGCGGCTGCACGGCATTCTACTCGCCGACGGCATGGCGCACGCGTGGCGAGGAGTACGGCAAGAAGTCCGAGCTGATCGTCGTGTACGACGGCGGTGATCTGCGGCCGGCGTTCTCGATGGACGCGGCATACAACCTCGATTGCGAGATCTACCAGGAGACCGGCAAGCCCAGCGCGACGCCGTACACGCTGTACGAAGGTATGCAGGCCAAGCTCCGCGCGGCGGGGTTTCACGTCGAGGAGTGCACGGGCTGGTACGCGGCGGTGTACGTCGCGTAGCAAGTCGCTCTTGCTTTGAATAGTGCAACCGCGTACAACGTTGAACCTACAAGGACAAACCACCATGCGCGCACGTGAAGTAGGCGGCTACGAGCCCGACGACAAGGACCAGACCGAGCTGATCGAGCTGTGGTATCTGTCGCGTACGGCGTTCGCCGGTCAGACGGCCGAAGCGATCGCCAAGCACGGCTCGATCCGTGGCGCGCGCATCGACTGGTGCGTCGCCGAGTTCCTCAAGAAGCACGACGGCGAGCCCCACGAAGCACGACGGCGAGCCCCACGTCGCGCGCAAGTGGGTCTACGTCTGGGCCGCCGACAATCTCGGCCTGATGGTCGTCGAGGCCCGCAGCGTGACCGTCAAGGACGCTTGGGGCCACGAGCACGTCGTCGGCGGGTTCGGCGACGTCGGTGGCTCGAAGCGTTCAACCGATCACGAGAAGGGGTAGGTCATGTCGAGCATCGTCCCCCGCGCACGCGTGGCACAGGCGCGCAAAGGAAATCAAGTAGCCATGGCTAACCGCAAAGCGAAGCTGTCGAAGTACACGGTCATCATCAAGCGGCAGATCGAGCACGTCGCGACTGTCGAGATCGAAGCGCGCACCGCTGAGGAAGCGCAGCAGATGGCCGAGAACGAAGTCGACAACGCAGGCTCGAACTACTGGCGTGAAGGCGACGTCATCAGCCAGAGCGCGAAGGTGAGGGTGATCCGTGGCGAATGACGCGCAGGACTTCATCGACGAGATCAACAACGTACCGCTCACATGCGAGCTGGAGTTCACGCGCACGTGGCGGATGACGATCACGGCGAAGAATCAGAGCCACGCCGAGGCCATCCTCAAGCGGCTCGTGGACGAGCAGAACACAAACTCCCCGCCCGAACCTGCGACGGTCGGGGCCATCCTCAACGTCAAACCGGAGTGGTAGCTATGGGACGCCGACCGAAGTGTTCGAAGCCTGATCACAAGTTCTGGTCGGTGCCTGAAGTCCTGCCTGGCGGCGCACGCATCGAGAACGTTCGCGCAGCGATCCTCGCCGCGAACACAGCTGGCGCGCACGAGTTCAGCCGTGAGATCGCTGCTCAGTACATCCGCTATCTTGGGGCCGACGCATACGACGTTCTGCTCGCGCTGTCGAGCTTCGAGCCCGCGGTTCGGCTGCCTGATGGTACGTTCTGGGTCAAGCCGGAATAGGCCGATCGCTCTTGCGATAACACTCTTGACAAGTCCCAGCAGCGATCCTAATCTCAACTGGTCGCCGCCACGATCGAGCACGAGAAACCCTAGGGAGCTATCAGAACCATGTCATTGTCATTTGCCCAAGCCAAGCAGGCCCTGATCGCCTGCGTCGACGCCAAGATCACCCCGCTCGTCGTTGGCCCGCCAGGCGTCGGTAAGACCGCACTTTTTCGGTCCGTCGCGCTCGAAGTCAACCTGCCCTGCCATGAGCTGCTCGCCAGCAACTGCTTCGGTGCAGAAACCGCATTCGTCACGGATCGCGGCGTTCGACGGTTCGCTGACTTCCACGACGGTGATCGCATCAACGTCATCTCCCATACCGGTGCGGTACAAGCAGCGATCGTTCGACACTTCGGGCAACAGTCCGTGTTCGCCGTGACATTGCAACGCGGTACCACGGGCGCGCCAACGGCGGTACGTACGACACGTAATCATCGCTGGCATCTCGCCGACGGCACGCAGACGACGGACCTCCAGGTTGGCGACAGGTTGGCGTCTGCACCGACCATGTTCTCGACGTTTGACTTCGAGCGCGCGTCTCTTGAAGAGCGCCACGCATGGCGTGCAGGATTCGTGTGGGGTGATGGCGCAACCTACGTCAATCACGGCAAGGAAAGTGGCGTGCGCCTGCGCTTGTGCGGCAAGAAGGTCACATACCTGAATCGCTTCACGCGGGACGGCGACTTCCGTGTAGCTAACGTGAAGGGCTTGGAGGGCGACATCATCGTCACTTCGTTGGAGCACTTCAAGCGCCTTCCGGATCCCGATTCGACACCGCTCCCGATCCTCCGTGCGTTCGTACGCGGGTTCGTCGACGCCGACGCCTCCAAAGCAAGGAAGGACCGACACGTCAACACCACTCGTTGGCACCGGCTACAGGTCACGGGTGATGCCTCGATCAAGTTCGTCCGCACGGTGTTCCCTGCCGTTGGTCTCTACATTACGGGCGAGGTAGACATGACGGGTACGGCAACCAACTACGGTGCCCGTACCGCAGCTACGGTACGGTTTTCGCTCAGTGAAAACCTCGATACGGTGCAGGCACATCACAATGCGGTCTGGCGTGTGCGCGCGATCGAAGATTTACAGCAGGTGGATGCCGTGTGGTGCCTCGAAGTCGAGCACGATCGCAGTTTCCTGTTGCCGTTCGGTGTCGTCACCGGAAACTGCGACGCCGTCGACATCGCCGGCCTGCCGTACATCGTCGACGGCGTACTGCGCCGCGCCCTGATCTCGCAGATCCAAGCCTGCGTCGAAGCACCGGGCCTGTTGTTCCTCGACGAGTTGACCAGCGTCCCGCCGAGCGTCCAGGCACCGCTCATGCGCCTCCTGCTGGAGCACTATGCGGGCAGTACACCTCTCCACCCCGAGAGCTGCGTCGTCGGTGCCGCGAACCGACCCGAGGAGTGCCCCGGTGGCATCGAGATGTCGGCTGCCAGCATCAACCGCGTCATCAAGATCGTCGACTTCATGCCGACGCTCGACGAGATTCGCGCGTTCTTCGACAGCGTCGGCAACCCCGAGACGCGCCTCCACGAGGAGTTCCTCGACTTTTCCGCGACCCTCAGCGTCAACAGCGACCTGCTCGACATGACGCCGCCCCGCGCGGCCATCGACGCAGGTGCCCCGTTTGCGAGCCCCCGCGCCTGGGAGCGTGGCCTGCGTGCGTACGCGAGCTACTGCGCGAAGGCCGGCGTCGGCTTCAACGTTGGCAAGGACGAGGATG